TTGTCAACTGTCATCGTGCCCGCGGCGTCTGTACCGTCGACGCGCCAACGGTATTTGCCTGGTCCGTCGTCGCGAACGATTGAAGCGATCGACGCGAGAGACTCCGCGAGGTCTGCCGACGGATCGATAACGAATGAGTCGCGATAGGTGACTGTCGCACCGCGTGGCCGCGCTGCAGTGTCGCCGCGCTTGACTAGTCGATGACCTAGGAACATGTGCGACGGATCGGCCGACGGTGCGACGCATTCGCGTACGTGTTCCCATGTCCACACACCGCGCAGAACGTGCTCATATGGCGCCGGATCAGCCTTGCGGGCCCTAATGGCCGGTAGACGCAACCGCGTGGTCTGTCGCCTCATGTGAGGCTTGCGCGGCCACGACGTCGGGAACCATCGCGGGTCGTCGTCAGCGCACTTGTACTCCGGTGCGAGCGCAAGATCGAGCATGGGGACCGCTCCACCGGACAGACCGCAAGTCTGCGCGGCCAACACCGCAGCACCGCTTGAGGGGATCTCCGGCGTCGACTGCGACCACGACCAATGATCGGTGCCGATCAGCTCGGGGATGTCGTAGAGCCGCGTCGTGAGCGCGGCCAGCTTGTCGCCATCGACGTGACCGAAACGTGAGCCGTTGCGCAATTCATCGATGGCGTGAGAGATCACGACGCGTGGCACGCGTCCGTTGCGCGTGAGCTGATCGTCAAGCGCTTGAGAGTCGCCTACCGTCCACACTTGCCCGCGGGTCGTGATCGTTGTGGACGTTCCTTTCTTGCCGCGCTTGACCTTGCGCGCCGATGTCGTGGCAACGAACGGACTCGGCGCGGCCGTTGTGTAGGTGTCAGCGTCGCCGCGCCGAGTCGGATCGAGCAGCGCGTGCACGTTCGCATCGCGAACGACATCGGCATGATGTCGCGGGTCCGTTCCATCGGCCAGCGCTTGAGCGATCTCGCGCTCGCGTTCAGCGCCTCGCGGTTCCGGTAGTTCATAGGTGAGTGTCATGACATCTCCATTCTGTGAGTGGGCGCGGAGTGCGCCGAACGTCATGCTAGCAAACGAACATTCGTGAGTCACGCGATACCGCTACCGGAACGACGCCTAATCTGCTGTCCCTGGCAACTAGTGAGTATGAAGCGATGCAGTGCGCAGTGCAGTGCGATGCGATGCATCGTGCACGACAATGTGCATGGCGATGCGATGCGATGCATGGCGTCGTACGTTCGTTCGTTCGGTGATCGTTCGTTCACCTAGGTGCCGGTCGAACACCTGTTCGGTCCGTGCGTGTGTTCGATCGCCGGCCGACCTCTCGAACACCTGTTCGGGCCCAAAAATGGCCTCAGAAACAGTCTGACCCCCACCCCACCCCCCCAGGGTCATTCTCAGGGAAAACCCTCACCCCCCCCTACAGGGTCCCTCTCCTCTCCTTGGGAGAAGTTCCCTCCCGGGGCCGGCGGTAGCCCGCCGTCCTTGGACGCTGCGTGTCGAGCCTTGCGACACGGCCCCCGCCTGGTGCCAGAAATGAACCAGGGCCCCCGGGGGCGACCATCGACCGAAAGGAGGCCCCGTGTATACGGTGACCCTCTGGGACTGCCCCGACTGCGGGGCCCCCGCCGCCATCACCCGGGATCGCCAGCAATGCTGCATCCCCACCCCGACCGGGGTGATCCAACGCACCGAACACCACGACGGCGTCTGGTGCGAAACGTTCCGCCCCCGCCCCCAGGAGACCCGGTGATCCGCCGGCTCCTCTGGTGGGCCTTCCCGGTCCTCCATCCCATCCGCACCTACCGGCACTGGCGATCCGTCAATGCCCCATGGAAGGAGATGCCGTGACCGCTTTCCGATGGGTTCTCGCCTTCGGGCTCGTCTGGTTGTTCTTCGGGCTCGTCGGCGTCGCCGCCGTGCTCTTGGGCCTGTGGCTCATGAACCGTCGACCCGCCCCCGTCCGACACCACCGAAAGGCGCACCGATGACCACAGCGACCCTCGAACGCCTCCACCCCGGCGAACTGTCCGCCGGCGACCGATTCACCTGGACCGGCCTCACCGGGGTCGTCTGCCAGGTCGACCCGGACAACGAACCCGGATTCGTCTGGGTGCTCGCCGACATCACCTGGAACCTCGAGCGGGCCGGGCGCGACAACCTCCAATGGTGCCGAATCGGCATCGCCGAAACCGTCCGCCTGATCCCCTGACACACGAACGGAGACCCGATGTATACGCCTCTCACGGGCCGGGGCGAGCGCTACCGCGCATCCGCCTACTGGTTCGCCACGGGCATCTGGTGGGCGAACAATCGCTCCGACTGGGCGCCCGACTTCTCCACCGACTTCTCGTACTTCTGCGCCCGCCTGGCCGACGAATACGAGAACGAACAACGCCGCTCCCTGCACTCGATCCCCGACATGTGGACCGACTACGTGTCCCAGCTCCAGGAGTTCGCATGACCACCACCACGCTCACCGACGCCCAACGGGCCCGGCTCTCCAACCTGTGCGAGCGCTACGGCGTCGACTTCGACGTCCGCAACTTCTCGCCCCAATTCGACCTCCCCGACGGGTGGGTCGCCGGCTGGGTCGGAACCATCTACGTCGGGTGCTCGCCCGAAGGAGACATCCACTCGTGATCCACCTCATGACCATCGACACCGTCCATGGCGCGATCCCGCTGTGCGGGCAGGCCATGTGGGACGGGCTCGCCTCCGACCCCAACCGCAACGAATGCTGGGGATGTGCTTCGATCGCCGGCGCCTACAGCCCCGAGCTGCAGGAACGCTGGAACCTCAACGCCGACGGGAGCGAACGATGACCCTCGACGAGATCAAGGATGCCGTCCGAGCAGGCAAGCGCGTCTGCTGGTCGAACCGCGGCTACGAAGTGCGCCACTGGCCGATCAACGACGAGTACGTCATCGTCTGCGTCTCCAACGACAACGCCATCGGGCTCACCTGGATGGACGGCGTGACCGTCAACGGGCGCCCCGAGGAATTCTTCATCGACGACACGCCCCACGGGCCGCTGTCGCCCTACTGAAAGGGGGAGATCATGACACCAACCACCGTCGAACGCTACGCGTACAAGAACACTCACTCGACCGCCGGGCGGCCCGAGAAGCACGAGATCGTCATTGCGGACATCCGCGACATCTACAAGTGGCTCAACGTCTACGGCAATCCGAACTACTACATCGCGATGAACGACGGGACGTTCTACCGCCTGGTCGACGACTACGGCGGAACCAACGACCTCAACAGCGTTCCCATCACGTTCGTCAACTCTCGCGCCGAAGCCCGGCGCGCGGACTGGAGGCTCCGATGACCGGCGAACAACTCGCAATCGACGTCTGGCTCCGCCACATCGGCGACGAAGAAGAAGCCGAGGCCGAGGCCAACACCTACCGCGACGGCGACGGATTCCGCGTCGAGTGGTACCTGAACTCGGTCGGGCTCGTCACCGAAGTCCAGTTCGCCACCTACGAAGCGGCCCGCGACTGGCTGACCGCCGAAGGGTTCCAAGACTTCACCTGCTGAAAGGAGCGCCATGACCGACACCGACACGATGATCGCCAACCAGCTCGCCGAGAACACTGGCACGCACATGTGTGACTCCGGTGGCGCTCGGGGACGGGCCTGGCAACGCAACCAGGACCGCGCCGCCGCACACGGGATGACCGTGCTCGAGATGTTCAAGGCCCAACCCGCCGCATGGTGGGACGGCTACGGCGTCACGATCTCCACGTTCCACTGGATGACCGAACGCCTCGACTTCGTGCCCGAGATGCAGAGCCGGCTCGACCGGTGGATCAATCTCGGCTGGATCGAAGCCCGCCATCCCGAGCGTGGCTCGCCATACGCCGACGGGCCGTTCACCAACGGACCCGACACCATCGACGACTGGGTCGATCGCATGGTGGCCCGCGAGTGGGCCGAGGAGCACCCGGAGTTCGGTGGGTGGACCAACACCTACAACTGCGAGAACCTGCTGAGCCAGGACCTGCAGTTCAGGCTGTTCGCCACCACCGACGAGCATCCTCTCGGCGAAGATTCCTACGTCGCCATGTCGACCCACAACGGCGCTGACGCCCGAGGCGGGTACTCCGACTTCAAGATCTACCGCTGCGACGCGTGGGAGATGTTCGACTACGACTCGTTCTCCGCCCACTGCCCGCAATGCGAGACGTGGGCCGCCGATCCGAACTCGACGCTGTTCGACGAGAAGCCCTACGTCCGTGAATGCTCCGGCACCTGGTACCACCAGGGCGAGTGGTGCGACCCGGACGGCTCGTTCGTCACCGACAAGCAGGCGCCGATCATCGACATTCGCTACGACACCGACCACGTCTTCGACGACGACTTCGAGCAGGTGGGGCCGGTGTGCCCCATCCACTTCTGCAACATGGAGGTCTACGCATGACCGAACCGCTCGACGTGTGGCTGCGCATCCCCGACGGCGAGGAGGAATCCGAAGCCGAAGCAAACACCTTCCGCGACGGCGATCGCTACCGCGTCGAGTGGTACCTCACCGCTGTCGGGCTGGTCAAGTCCGTCGAGTTCACCACCTACAACGAGGCCCGAGCCTGGCTCGAGCAGGAAGGATTCCAGGACTTCACATCATGACCCATCCACTCGCACTCATCGCCGCCGAGGCACTCCGCCAGGAGTTCGACGACGAGACCTACTACAACCGTGGCCGGCGCTACCCGTCGATCGACGTGAAGAACCGCAAGTGGTTCCCGCGTGACATCCCCTGGGACGAGCTGCGCCACGAGTTCGACAACGTCGACACCGTCAAGGCGTGGATCGAAGCCCTCGACGACGACCAGGAGTACGACCAGCTCAACGCCGCCGAGGAGATCGCTCGCGAGACCTGGTGGGATGACGTCATTGCGTTCGCTCGCGAGCACTTCGGCGACTACGTCCAGGTGTACGGCGAAGGCCGCTCGGGCGGGCACCTGGTCGTCCATGGGATCGGGACGCCTGACGAGTGGACCGACGTCACCTGCGAGCACGTCGAGGCACACGGCATCTGCACCGACTGGGACTGCGACGGCTACGACATCCCCGACATCGACCGCGTCCGGGCGTGGGCCGAGTTCCGCCAGCAGGTCGAGTGGGAGAAGGACGGCTTCGCCTACACGGTCGGCTGGCACCTGATCGTCAACGTCCACGACCACATCCACAATCTCGAAGGAGTGCTATGACCTACTTCACCGTCACCCCACACGAGACCGTCGACGAGGACTCGGGCGTGGTCTACGACGCGTGCCTGCACGACGGCGGTGCGGTCGGACTCCGGGCGACGCACCCGGACGGGCGGGTCGAGTACATCATGCTCAACCCCTCGGGCGGCTCCGACGACGGCGTGCCCACGGTGTTCTTGTACGTCGACGCCGACGAGCCCGCGCTGGAGAACGCCATCGTCCACTTCGAGATGTTCCAGGAGGAACCATGACGCTGCACCACTCAGTCCGCTACATCCTCGACACCCGGGCGGCCGAGGTCGCCAAAGACATCGAACACACCGAAGCGGCGCTCATCTCGGTCTCCGCCGAGATGGACCGGACCGTCGCCACGCTCAACGCGCTGCGCGACGAGGAGCAAGCGATCGCCGACGCGCGATTCCTGCTCACCGAACTCAAGCTCGACGCCGAACAGGCTGTCGTCAACGCAAGGAGGAACCAGTGAAGGTCAACGGACAAGACGCGAACCCGGGCTGCTACGCCGAGGGCCATCGCGGCCAGTACGGCATCGACCGGCTCGCCGAGATCTGCGAAGAGTTCGACATCCCGTTCGACTACAACGACGACCCCCGCTACTGGCGGCGCGTCGCTGACGGGGAGCAGGCATCCGACGTCTCGCCGGAGAACGCATGGGATCGCCACGTCTGGGCCGGCGAGCGGCTCGAGGACCTACTCAACGAGCACACCGAGGGCGGCTACTGGACCTGGCTCGACGGGGAGTTCTTCCTTGTCGCCGACACACCATCATCCGACGACGTCGACCTGGACGACATCAACTGCGACACGATTGTCGCCGAGATCATCGACATCCTCATCAACGACGGCGAGCAGTGGACGTCCGAGACGATCGAACACGTCGCCGACGCTCTCGGCACCAACGGTGTGCCTCGCATCTGGGAGGAGTCTTTCGATGGCTGAGTGGGTCAACCACTGGATCGACGACGAGGAGTTCCCGTCATCGGACTGGCGCGAAGAGGTCGCCAACGACGACACCCGACTCGGCTACACGGAATGGGTGCTCGCCCAACGAGAGCAATGGACCAACTACGAGATCGTCATGGGTCTCGACAACTGAAGGAGGAGCCATGAACACCGAGACCACCGTGTTCGGTACCGAGACCGTCACGGTCCAGACGTCCGATGGCTGGACGTCGATCATCGCCCACGACCGCAACCTCGACAACCAGGTCGAGTTCACCCTGTTCGGTGTCACGCCGCAACAGTTGATCAACGCCGCCCTAGAAGCGGAGGAGCTGTGAACACCGACAAGATCGTCAACGCCGCCCAGCAGTTCGTGAACGCGTGGGCCGGCTACGCCGCATCCGACAACGCGTGCCACATGACGCAGACCGAGATGGAGTCGCTGGCCGACCTGTTCATCGTTTGCGGCGAGCCGGGCGACGCCACTGGTCTCATGGAGGCGTGGATCGAAGCCGAGATCGAGGACGGCGAGGTCGAGCGCGGCGACATCACCGTCGTCGACACGATCAACGGGCCGACGCTCGTCGACAACCGAACCGAGGGGCCGGTCTACGAATCCGAGTGGGGCAACGCCACCGCGTACGAGATAGCAATGGGTCTGGACAACTGATGACCGCCGACCCGAACGTCGACCGTCAACTCGGTGAGCTGTGGGCGATCTCTGCCCGCATGGTCGAGCTGATCCGCGACGACTTCGCCGCAGCACGCGGACGCGTCGCCGAATGGTGCCCGGCGCCAATGCCGACCAACTACCGACCCGGGAGAGGAGATTGCGGATGACTCTGTACTGCAAGACGTGCGGACGTTCCGGCAACCGCGACGACGGCATCGAAGAAGGCGGCCCATGCCAGGAGCCGTGCGATGGCATCATCCGAGCGAAGGGCAAGGAGTATCACTTCGGTGTCGTGGCCCATTTCGACGAGGAGTCGTCCACCTGGAAGTTCGAGGCCACCTACATCAACGGTGACGACTCACCGTTCTCCGAGATGGAGTGGGGTGAGGTGTACCACGAGGACGCAGGCGACGTCTGGAACCCGGGCTGGCAGCGAGCCAGCATGGATTCCGACGACCCGATCGAGTCAGCCAACTTCAACCTGCTGACCGAAGCCATCCAGGTAGCGAACCGCAGGCTCCATGGCTGAGCGCGACATCATCTGTCCGAGCTGCCACGGTCGCATCAAGCTGCCGGCCCACAGCCGGACGTTCACGCTGGAACAGATCGCCGAGAACCATCGCGTCTCGTGCCCGGCCCGCAGTATCCCAAGAACCAAGGAGGAACCATCATGAAGAAACTGCCCGTCCCGGCGACCTACATCGTCCCGGACACCGACGGCACCAACTCGGTCGTCGTCCACTTCGAGTGGGAGAACATCTCGTTCCAGATGTACGAGGACCAGGCGTTGCTGCTGGCCCGGTCGATCTACGACGTGCTCGAGGTCGAGCCCGGCGACGATGTTGAGGAGCATCCGGCCTGGTGAGCTACCAAGTCGACTTGACCGACGTCGCCCGCTACGAGCTGCGCGGCCGAACACTGTGGGTTGACCACGGCGACCACGAGAACGTGATCCGCGTCCCGAAGGGTGCCCGATGCACGCTGTGGAAGCGGGCCCGACGCCACACTGTGAACGTGGGCGGGCTCAACTCGATCGCCTGCACGATCTCGGGGCGGCCCGAGCAGATCGCACCGCTGTGGAAGGAGCTGCGCGAATGATGATCCTCGACCTGTTCTGTGGGGCCGGTGGGGCCGCCATGGGCTACCACCGCGCCGGGTTCAGCGTGATCGGGGTGGACCTGCACCCGCAGAAGAACTACCCGTTCGCGTTCGTGCAGATGGACGTGTTCGACTATCTCGCGTGCGCTGATCTCAACGAGTTCGACGCCATCCACGCCTCGCCGCCATGCCAGGCGCTCTCAACGCAGACCGCCGACAAGAGCAAGCACGTCAACCTCATCCCGCAGACGCGTGAAGCACTGGTTGCTTCGGGTCTGCCGTACGTGATTGAGAACGTGGAGGGGGCTGGAAAAGAGATGCGCGATCCGGCTCGCCTGTGCGGCTCGTCGTTCGGGCTGGATGTCCGGCGACACCGCCTGTTCGAGACCAACTGGAATCTGGTCGCACCCCCCTGCGACCACTCGTGGCAGACGCCGCGCTTCCGCTCCCTGTCGATTAAGAACTTCCGAAAGGGCAAGCTGGCGACGGTCGTCGGAGTCCACGGTCACCTCAACTATCCCGGCGAGCAGGCCATTCGCGAAAGGGCCATGCAGATCGACTGGATGACGGTTGCTGAACTGGCGCAGTCGATCCCGCCGGCCTACACCGAGTTCATCGGCCGCCAGCTCGCCGAGCGCATCCGATCCAAATCCCACCCTGTGACTCCAGTCACGGAAGGAACTGAATGAGCGAAGCATCCGACTTCACCGAAGCTGCCGACGTCCACACCGCGAAGTGGACGGGTCTGATCCGTCACCACGTCGAGAATCCGGCGCACGCGCAGCACGTCCAGTTCGTCGCCACCGACGAAGACTTCGAGCATTCGGGGCTGACCCTGTTCGCTGTCGCATCGGCGGGCACGGACCTCGGACATGTGGCGATCTCGATTCACGCGTTCGTGGACGGCGCGCGCGTCGAGCCGGACGTCATGACGATCGGCGACGAGCTGGTCATCACCATCAAGAATGATTGATTCGCAAACGCACATCCGCTAGAGTCATATCATCACCGAAGGAGAGCTGTCACGCCATGACTGAACGATCGACCAGGCGACGCGCCGAGAACGCAATCATCGACGCCGCCTACCGCTGGAACGACTACCCGGGCCCGCAGCAAGCACGCGACCTGAACCTGGCCGTCCTCAACCACCGCACCCTCGGGCTCGAACAACTCAGCCGACGGGCCGCCCGAAGCAACAACTCGACTGAGACCTCGGCCGCAGCCGGCGCCAGCCTCGGCGACATCTCCGGGCTCGCCCGCATCTGCTTCGACGAGATCGCCCTGGCTGGCGGGCTCACCGTCTACCAGCTCACACAGATCCTCGGGCGTCCACACCAGACCGTGTCGGCCCGGGTCAACGACTTGATGCGCAAGAATTGGATCACCGACTCCGGCCTGCGCCGGCCGACCGGGTCGGGGCGGGCGGCGGTCGTGTGGAAGCCGAGTGCTCTGGCTGCGGAGATCCTCCCGTGATCGAGGTCCACTACGGCACGCCGAACGAACTAGGGCTCGGGGCGCGCAAAGACACGCAGTCAGCAGCAGTGAAATGGGCGCGCGACTACCTCCAGGGGATGGAGAAGCAGGCCGACAAGTACGACCGGGCGGCGCTCGAGCACATCCGCTCCACCCGGGAGCAGATGCTCCAGACGAGCCCGATCTCAAAGGGCGACAAGCGGCGCTGGTCGTTCGACTACATCTCCATCCGCTTCGTCATAGAGATCAGGAACCCAGCATGAACCGATACCGAACAGGAAGGGCCGCGCCGTGATCGTCCGAATCGAGAGCACTGAGGGGCGGCCGTGGGTCGTTCTCGTGACAACCGATGACGGAGTCGAGCACCGCTTCGTCAGGTCAGACGACACCCGAGCGTCGGCGCTCAAGGCAGCACACGACGGCTACGACCGAGGGTATGCCAACGGCTTGCGTGATGGTGCTGACCCGAAGGTAACGACCACCGAGGAGGACTCATGACCGAACCGAACAACGAACTCGTGCCGCTGATCCTGAGCGCGGCCATCGCGTCGGCTGGGCCGAAGGGCTCGAACGAAGGGCAGTGGATGGGCAAGGTCAACCAGGCCATCCCGGGCATCGCGGCGATGATGAATGACCGTTCGCGCCAGTGGGCGATCGCCACCGAAGTCTTGGAGGCAGCGGTGTTCGTCGCCACGTACGTCAGCCACGAAGTCGAGCAGTCCAGCACCCGCTGCCTGGTCCACATCGACATAGGCAAGCCAACCAAGAACTACCCGGACGGCGTCGAGCCGATCCGCACCCATCGCACCGACGGCGCCCAAGGTCGACACATGAAGGAGCGTCTCGACCAACTCGAAGCCGGCGACGAGATCGTCGTGTGGAAAGCCTTGGAGGCGAATGACGACGGCACCGAGAAGTATCGGGTGCTCGTCCACTTCACGACGCGTCCGAAGCGCACAGATCGACCGGCGGGCCCGCCCGCCTCGCCGGTCCGGGAGCAGCAGGCGGGTCCGCCTCCCGCCGCTGCTCCCACTTCCGACGGGCTGACCGACGCCATCGACTCCGAACGCTTGAACACTTGGCGGGCCGGAGCGAAGTCGGCGCTCACCGATGAGGAGTACGGCCGGTTCCTCAAGGTGTTGGCCTCCAAGGGCATCGACCCGGCGGGCTGCTCAGAAGTCGAATGGGATTACGAGTGCCGCCCGATCTTGCGAGCGATCGTTTCAGAGCGAACCAACCAACAAGGAGAGTGAACATGCAGTCCAAGCAAGCCGAACAACGAGAGCGCGAACTCGCCCGACAGGCGGGCCGCAAACCGCAGCCGCTGACGTCGCCCTTCTCGACCCAGATCGCGGGCGTCAGCTTCGTTGAGCAGTACCCCAAGACGTTGCTCGACATGCAGGAACTTCGGATGGCCGAGCCGAGCACGATGTGGTTGAAGCTGCGGCGCAACCCGAAGAACCAGTACGACTCGAACGCCATCGAAGTCCACTGGGACGGACACATGATCGGCCACATCAACAAGGTGGTTGCGGCCCGACTGGCTCCCGAACTCGACGCTGGTGTCGAGTGGCTGTGTCGGGTCGAAGACATCGTCGGAGACGACGACATCGTCGGATGCACCATCCGACTCAAGCGAGGAGAGTGACATGGACAACACGGTGACGCTGTCAGGCAACCTGACAAAAGATTGGGATCTTCGCTACACGACGAGTGGGCGGGGTGTGGCTTCGGCTGGGCTGGCCGTCAACCGTCGATACCAGGTGAACGGCGAGTGGCAGGAAGAGACCAGCTTCATCAATCTGGTCGCGTGGGCCGAGCTGGGAGAACATCTGGCCGCCTCACTCCACAAGGGTGACCGGGTGATCGTGACGGGCCGCATCTCGCAGCGCAGCTACGAGGACCGAGAGGGTAACAAGCGTTCGGTCACCGAGGTGATTCTCGACGATGCTGGCCCGTCGCTCAAGTGGGCCGAGTGTTCGGTGGAACGCATCCAGCGCGACGGCTCAACCGGCGGGACTACGGGCGGGCGGGCGCCGGCCTACAGCGAGGAGGAGGAGCCGTTCCTCCGTGACGCCAACATGACGGACCTGTGAAGCGGCGCGTCGGCAAGACGGGCAAGCGCACCTGCGACGCCCACCCGGACAAGGTCCGCTACAAGGACCACGGATCGGCGGCGTTCGTCGCCCAGTCGATTCGGGAGAACCATCCAACCAGACCAACCCTGCCCGCTCGCGTGTACGAATGCGCGGCGTGCGGAGGTTGGCATCTCACCTCTCAAGGAGGGTCATGATCGAACAACTACATCCAGACATCGCAGCGATGACCGACGTGCTCGAGGACATGGTCGAGGACACCGACTCGCTCGACGTCGAATCCGCCATCGTGCTGCGAGAGTCGATCGTCGAGTTGCGCCGCAAGGCGAACGTGCTGCTCGGGCTGATCGACACCCAGCTCATCTCGATCCTGGAAAGCCCCCGTGAGTTCGGAGGCCAGCGGTATCGGGTCGCGAACGAAGGCAGGTGGCTGCCGTACCACGACAAGGTGGTGGCCGAAGTGAAGAAGCGGGCGGTCGTCGACCTGGAGACGGGCGAGGTCCGTTCGCCGGGCGAGGCTGCCGAGGAGGCGATCAAGCTGATGGCCGACTGCTACGTGTCGCCGTCAGCCATGCCGAAGACCGGTGCGCTGGATCGGATGGGGATCGACAAGTCGGACGTCGGACGCTTCGACGGCAAGGGCAAGAAGATCGCTGTCGAGCCCGTCAAGCCCGAGGTGAAGTCGTGACGCACGTCCCGCCACGAGTGAAGCTGCCCATGGCCTACACCCAGGAGCTGAGACCGTCGTTCTGTGTGTCGATGATGCCTGACGGGCTACACCTGCCGAACATCGAAGCGCTCGTCGATGCGGTCGACGAGTTTGTCCGCTACTGCCTGGCGCCGCTCGCCGGGCGCACCGCCTGCATCACCGACGCCGACGGTGTCGTGGCTATCGGCTACGACTACAACCCGTTCGCCGAGGATTCGCTGCGATGGTTCGGGACGTTCTGGGCGGTGCGGGCGCTGCGCGATCATGCGCTCGTCGAGCCCGCCCTGATGGCCTCGATCGAGATGGCCTTGGAGCCGGCGTGAGTGAGCGTTCGGTGATCTGCGCATCGTGCCTCGGGATGGACCCCGAGCACTGCACCGACGACGGATGGCGCGGTGACTGCCCGTACTTTCTCGCCGGATTCAATGCCAACAACGGCACCACCACATGCTCTTACGGGTGTTGGGAAGAACCGTCGTGCATGACCGACTGCCCCGGCATCCAGCCGGACGGATGGGGTCCGAGCCCTGGCGGTGCGCCGTGCTGGGAATGCGGCGGCGTGGGCGTCGTGCCAATGATCCGCGACACGTCTCCCCGCTATCAAGGAAGGTCGTTCCTGTGAGCGGGCCGGGTCAGTCGTTCGACGCTCGGCGCGTCATGGTGCTGGTCGTCGACCGGGCCGGGCTGGTGCATGGATGGGATGTGGAGCCTGCTCGCGCCCGTTGGAGCATGACGGGCGTGGCCGGCGGGCGCACCCAGGTCCACATCGACATCGACGGCCCGATGCGTCGCCGCACCAAAGACCTGCCGACCGCCGACCTGGTGGTCCCCGAACTCGAAGGAAGATGGGAGAACGAATGACCTGGCTCGAGGTGCAGAAGTGGCGCACCAACTCGGAGTTGATCCAGGCGATCTTCGAGATTCACGTCAACTCGAAGCCGTGGGCGATGGTGCCGGGCGGGCCAGTCGTCATGGACGTGACGTTCGGGCGGGGCACATGGTGGCATTGGCGGCGCGAGGAGTACGTGGTGCGATTCACCGCCCATGACCTCAAGATCGACGGCGTCGACTTTCGAGCCCTGCCCGAGCCGGATGAGTCCGTCGATGTTGTGGCCTATGACCCTCCCTACGTGTCCACCGGGGGCAAGGCAACTTCGACCATCCCTGAGTTCAACGCTCGATATGGGATCGATCTCGCCTACCGGTCGCCAGCTTCCCTCCAGCAGTACATCAACGACGGGCTCACCGAATGCGCCCGAGTGCTCCGCCCGCAGGGCCTGATTCTTGCCAAGGTGTCGAACTACATCTCGTCGGGCTCGGTCTGGCCGGGCGAGTACCACACCATCAACCACGCCCTGTCCCTCGGGCTCAAGGTTGACGACATCGCCGTCCACCTCGGCGAACCCGGCCCGCAGCCGAAGCACGCAACGCAGAAGCACCTACGTTCCAACTCCTCGAGATTGCTGGTCCTGCGCAAACCGGGCCGGCGATCCAAGAGGCACCAGTGAAGGAGACCACATGCAACATCTGACGCTCGACGAGCTGGCCGAGTTCTTCGACCAGAACCCGGGAGCCACCCATGCTGCCGCCGCCGCCCACTTCGACGTGTCGGTCGGGACTGTGTCGACTCGACTGGCCCGGGCCGGGATCAGCCGGAAGCTCACTCTGACCGAACGTGACGTCGACGTGTACGACTTCGTGCGCGACTTCATCGTCGACAACGGCTGGCCGCCATCGGTGACCGAAGTGTCCAATGGGGTTGGGTGCTCGGGTTCGGCGGCACACAACTCGCTACACCGGCTCGTCGCCTACGGTGTGATCGAGATGGGCGACGGCGCCCGAACGATCCGGGTCGTCGGATCGAAGATCGACATGAAGGGAGCGAAGAATGTCTCCGGTTGAAGCTGCAGCGATCATCCGTGAATCCATGAAGACCGACCCAGATCTACGCCGAGCAGTGATGGCGTTGTCGTCGCGGGCCGGGTTCGACTCGCCGTACGACTGGTGCGAAGCCAACCCGAAGGAGGCTGTGTCTCTCGCGGAGACGCTCGTCGACATCGACGGGCAGATCAGCAACATGGCCTACCTCCTCAGCAACGGAGACCTGTCGTGAGGCCGGACCTTCGCGACTACTTCCCCGCCGCCGTCCAGGTGCTGATCTGGGAAATCACCGATGCCTTGGTCCCGGTGCTCGAGTGGTTTGCGAGCTTCGGAGCACCCAGCAAGGACGACGCAAACCGAGCAGGAAGGGCCGTCTGATGGGCGAGAACATGGCGCTGGAAGTTGCCGCACACGCAATCCGCCAAGCGATCACGAACGCTGGCCCACAGCCAGAGTTTCACCAGCAGACGCTTCGGCGTCACCGTTCGGAATGGCCGACGCTGTGGAGTGCCATCGACTCGTTGCTGGACGCGATGGAGAACCCATACCCGAAGGTAAGCGACGGGTGATCGTCCGCCTGACGCGCCGCCAGCATGGGAGGGTCATGGAGATCGTGGCCGACCAGATGGGTGAGCGGTGGCGCGAGGGCGTGCTCGGATGGATGGACCGCGACGTCACCGACGCAGCGAAGCATCGCGTCGACGTCGCCATGCCGGCGATCGCTTGGAAGCGAACGTTCGAAACCATGTTCGATCACTGCTTCGACAACCGGGGGATGCGCACCAAAGGTGTTCGATCGACGGACTTGAACGCCACCAAGTCGATCCGGCGCGCCCTCAACGTCCGGGAATGCCACCCGGCCCTCAGCCGGACCGGTGCGATCGGGATGATCGGCGAGCTGGTGCCAGCGTGGCGGCTGGAGGTTCCGGAGGCGTCGACGTTCTACGCGCCGTACCCGCGTCTCGGGCTGCCGTTCGTGATCTTGGCACCCGAATCGCGCCAGGTCCGCAACCAGAAAGTCACCCTGTGGGTCGAGGCGCCCCGGGCGCCGGAACGTCCGCTGTTGAGCGAGGCGTCGCACTGGCCGTTCGCCTAGATGCCCATCGCCTCCAGCATGGCTTCCAACTGCATCTGACGTTCGGGGTCGAGGTCGTCGTTCGGGTCGCGCCACTGCGATGATTCGTGTTGGGCCAGCCACCTGACCGCGTAGGCGCCCACGTCGATCTGGTCATCGTGGCGCGGGCGTCTGCCGTCGCCCATCATCCCCTTGTGCTCCTTGATCCACTTCTCCACCCACTCGGCGTCCTCCTCGTCGGCGGGTAGCACCACGTTGCCTTGCCGTTGAAGCACCGAGTAGGTCAGGGCGCGCTGCTCCTTGGTCCCGTCGGTCTTGGCTGGCTCGACGGTGTAGCCGGGAAGGTGCTGCTGGTAGAACTCGATGAGCTGCTTCTCTGAGCCGGACTTGCCCTGCTCGATGAGGATGGTGACGCCGTGCCCGTCGACCTCTGCGTGCTTCTTCACCTGGGAAATCCCCTCCTCAGGGCCCACCTGTTCTCGATAGCGGCCCTCAATGTAGTAGCGACCACCGAAGTCCTTGGACAGGTACGCGCCGACCGTGAAGTCGCCGGACCCTTCGGTGCCGGCGATGTCCCACACGCGGGTCGCGACGAAGCGCTCCGGCCATTCGGCTCGCGGTAGCTTCACCCAGCGATCCTCGGGAAACATGCCAGCTTCGGAGTTGGTGGGGTTCTGCTGCACCATGCAGTCGAACACCTGCGGGTTGTCGAGTTGGCGTTTGGCGAGCAGCCACCAGTTCTTGTCGGGGGTGTCGTCGGGGCGGGAGAAGCGGGTGATCAGCGGCTCCCCGGCGGCCCGACCAAGGCGGTCCCGGTACTCCTCGGGTGGGCCCTCCCAGCTCTCCGGCACCCAACACAGGCCCGGGTAGGACAGCACTTTCCAACCGATGCCGGCCTCCGAGGTCTCCATCTGCTTGATCAGCCTCCCCGACAGGTCGTCTTCGGCGAGACGGGTCTGCGACACGACGTACAGCGAGCCCGGCTGACGACGGCCCCAGATGGTGCCCTGCCATTCTGCCCACTGAGCGTCCTTCGTGGTGGCGGACGCTGCTTCGATGATGGTGCGGAGGAGGTCGTCGATCCAGACCAGGTGACCTTGACGTCCCTGAATCTGGCCGGTCCAACCCACCGACAGCATCCCGCCCGACGGGTGGCCCTTGAGTGACCAGTCGCCCTGCGAGTCGTTGTCAGGGTCGACCTCGAGCCCGAACAGTCGCTCGCCGTGCATCTTGAACAGGTCGCGCACCTTGCGGCCGATCTCCGACGAGTAGCCCTCCGAGTAGGAGATGAAGATGACTTGACGGTCCGGGAACATGCCGATGAACCAGAAGATGAACAGCGTCGCGTAGCTGGTGTTGTGAGTGGGGACCATCTGTTCGCCAGCCAGATAGAGATTGCCGGGCGAGTCGACTGAGATGCATCGCATTTCCACCACCTCCTCAAGCACCTCAATGTCGACGATCTGGCGGGTTCGACGCTGCATGGCCCGACCGGTCTCTTCGCTGGGTTGCCAGAGAGCGGCCTTGCGGGGAAGGGTGAACGGGTTGAACGGTGGCGTGAAGAACACTCGATGCGACGGCCCGCAGTCCTTGCCGTTCAGCTTCGCTTGGCGGTCCAGCCGGCGCGTCTTGCACCCCAGCGAGTGGGCGAGTTCCTGGACGGCTTCAACGAGGTGCTCATCCTTGGAGGAGAACGACACTGACCCGCTCAGTTTCTTGGCGTTCTCCGGCCCGCCGTCCGAGTCCATGAGGCCCGCCAGCAACGCCAGGCGCTGATCCTTCGATGCTCGCAGATACTCGGGTGGCACCGCCTTGTTATGTTCAATGCCGAGCGATTTCAACTGGGAGATCAGCCCGCGAACATGGATCCTGGACTGCCCTCGGGCGTCGTCGGACCTCACCGAGTAGCCGAATCCAGCATCATCCAGCTTTCCGCAAACGTGCTTCTCGTCGAAGTCCCCTGCCAGCGAGCCCGTGGTGACTGACCCGCTTCCCCGACCACCGTTGCCAAGCCAGTAGCCGAGCACCCACGGCTCTATCGGAAGGTCAGCGCGCGGTAGCTCCAGCGGGAAGGTGTTGGGGATTGAGTGATTGGATTGGCCGCGCTTGTTGGTCAGCGTCGCGAGAATCTCGTCGGTGCGGAGAACCTCGGAGCCTTTGCCGCCCGCACTGCGCCAGTCCCACCATTCCGGGTCGTGCTCAATCCGCAGGTCGCCCCCCCGCTTGCTGCCGGAGTAGGAGCGAAAGCTGTCGAAATCGAACGTCTGCCAGAGATGTTCCGGGCCAGCCTCCACGGTCGAGCCGTCGTCGAAGACGAGGCGATGGATCCGCTCGCGCTGAATGTGGGACACGTTGGTGACGTTGCAGGGCTTCCCGTCCGCCCCAAGTACCCGATCGCCGACCTGAACCTCGCCCATCGTGGTCCAACCACTGGGAGTCGGAATTGGCGTTTCGAGCGTCAGGAGCTTGCCGATCTGGTTCGGGGCGTTGAGGATGTACCACTCCTGCTCGGGGCTGACCGCAGCAGACACCAGTTCGCGTTCGGCGTCGAGGATGAACGGGTACGGCTGCCAGCCGCCTTCCCAGATCGTGTGGCCGATCTCCATGCCGATCAGTGACGGCAGGGCGACACGTCGGGCCTGCTCGAGTAGCTCCTGCTCAGTCGTCGACATCGACTGCCGTTGCCTCGATGTACTTGGGCTGCATGGCGGTGATGGATTCGACGTCGCCGCGCAACACTTCCAGCATGGCCTGCTTCACCGAGGTGACGGTGGCCGGGTCGAGCTGGTTGGAGACTTCGGTGCGGATGTGGCGCACGTCCTTCCATCGGTCGGAGCGCTGGTTGTAGACCACCATCTGCGCTGCCCACCGGACGCCTTCGCGTGCCTTCACCCAGATGGTTTCCTCAACACCTTCGAGTCGGCGTTCGAGCACGATGCCGACCGTCTCGGCGAACTCGGCGTCCTTCATCTTGCGGTCCAGTTCGGCCGGCGACCAGCCGACCTCGATGGCGGCGTTGAGCGGGCCGCAGCCTTCCAAGACGCGTTCGAAGAAGCGAGTGTGTTGTGCCGCCTGCTTCTCCTCGGCTCGCGTCATGGTTGTGGTCATGGGCTACTCGGAATCTACAACGCGCCAGGCCATCAGTGAGCCGGCGGAGACTGCCAGCCAGACGAAGACGGGTGCCGGGTACGATTCGACAAACACCCGCCACGCGAGGCACGCGCCGGCGGCGAGCCAGACCGTGATGCAGTACGGGCAGCCGAGGAGTTCGGCGGTCTTCACCCAGAAGAAGTTGCCGCGCCGGTGCATCCAGCCGAGCGTCTTGTCGCGAGTGCCTTCGAACATGCTGTCGAGGACCACGAAGCGGCCCAGCCGATAGGTGACGAGCGACAACACGACGATGAGGATGAGGAGATCGAACATCATCGGCACCCCTGGCATCCACCGAGGGACTTCACGTTCATCTTCACCAGCGTGTCGGTGGTGCGCACGACGGTGGCGAGCTGTTCGGATTCACCTTCGATCGTCCAGTTCTTCCCCTTGCCTTTGATGGAGGCGTTCAGGAGCCGGTCGACGGTTCGGAACTTGCGGACCTCGTGGTCGGGCACGGAGATACGGATCGTGGCGTTCGGCGACTCGCCCGAGACGACGATTACGGCGTCTTCGATGTCGTCCATGTCTGGGCCGGTGATGTGGCACTTGCTGAGTGTGAGCATCCCGTCATGTTATGCCAGCGGCGACCCGGCGTACAGCCTCCTGCACCGGAACGCCACGAGCCTTCAACTCGAGCAGGACATTCGGTGTGCGGCGGAAGACGCGCAGGTTGTCGAGGTGGTCCGACCAGATGCCAGCGGCTTCTTCGGCAGCGATCGCAGCGGCGGCGCATTCCCATTGCACCGGGCAGATGCGGCAGGTGGTCAACGCCAGCTCGACGAGTGTGTCTCCGTCGTACAGGTGGCCGGCCACTGAGTGCTTCTTCTTGCCGGGCTCGACGGTCCACGCGATCGACGGCACCGACGATTCTCCGGGCCGACACAACGCCTGGGCGTAGTAGTCGCGAGGTACGGCGGCGGCGCGCTGAACCGACAGTGGCATCTCATCAAACGATCCGCTGTAGGACGCAGCCCTTGGCACAATCTCGTAGGATAGGCGGGTGGCCGTCAACCAACGGGACATCCTCGCTGCCCGGCGACGCAAGATGCACGTCTACTCGGACCAGATCGGACTCACCGACGAGGAGAGGATCGACTTCGCCCAGGTCTTCCTGCGACGAGACATCACCTCGTGGAGCCAGCTCGACGACGCCCAGGTCGGCCGGATACTGGACGCGCTCGAAGGGTTCCTGCTGGTCGGCGAACTGATCCGTCAGCGGCCCGGCTGGACCGACCGCTGAGGGCGACCATTATTGGAATTAAACGACGACCCAGCCGAACACGCCGGGAGCCCACACGTTGCTCGCTGCGGTCGACTCCCAGGTCTGCCCGTTGTGAGTGACACGATCCCCGATGTTGTAGGCGTCATGGGCTCCGGTCGGCTGCACCCACGGCTGCGGGTCGGTCGGCGTGACGGCGTCGAGGTTCTCCCAGCCGTACACGTCCAAGCCCCACACGTTCGGCACGGTCAGCGTGTTGCGGTAGCGGTCGCCGTTCGAGGTGACGATCACGCCCGGCAGGTAGGCGTCATGTGCCCCTTGCGGCTGCTTCCAGGGTTGCGGGGTCTCGTTGTCGGCGGCCACGAGGCGGGCCACGACGGTCGCTGTCAGGTCGGGCGCTTCGGCCAGTCGACGGGCGGCCAGTTCGTCGTCACTCAAGGCCCGTTCGGTCCATACGACGGTCGGCGCACCTGCGACGAGTTCTACGCTGCGGTCGTGGGTGGTCGTGTCGGTATCGGCGGGGCGGGCCACGTCGTTGACGGCGAACCATCCGCACGCCTGCTGCGTCGCCACGCTGGCGTCACGCAGACCGAGCACCCATTGGCCGGTGTCGAGGCGGCGGGCCGACTGTGGCACCTGGGCCGACTCGGCGGTGATCGTGTTGGCGGTGATCTGTGCGTACATTCAGTGCCCCTTGTCGCTCATGTTGCGGTCGTCCATGTGATCCCCCACTTCGCTGCGAGGTATTCGCCGACGGTGTTGATGTCCGACAGCGACAGCGCCGAGTTGTAAACGATGACTTCCCCCACGTCGCCAGTCACCACGCGGCCGATGGCGAACCCGTCGGCACCGTTCGTGCCGATACTCGCTGAGGCCGCCGACGCTCCACCGGAACGGCGAATGGCGTTGCCGGTGGTCCCGTTGGCTGTCCACTGCTGGATGTAATCGGTGTCGACCGCCACCGACGTGCCAGGATTCCACACCGAGCCCGCATACAGGCGCATCTGTGAGGCCGCGTGATAGCACGCCAATCGCGTTGCTGTCGTATCCCTCGTGCCGAGGACCACCTGCGATGCGCCGCCAGACACCGACTGGTAACGTGCAGCAGCGAACACCGTCATCGGCAACGCCCTGGTCGTGGCGTTGGCCGTGTTGAGAATGTCGGGGCGCGCGGCGGAGAAGCGCACGGCGTCAACGCCGCCGATCGTCGCACTGCGGGTCGGCTGCGATGTGGTGGTGGCCTGCGAAACGTCAGCGCCAGCAGATGACTTGTCGGCCCACTCACTCACCAGGGTCCCCGATGAGTACGTGAACACAGATGCATCTGCCGCATCCCACCAGCCAATACACCCCGTGATGTCAGTCGGCTGGAAGCCGACTACACCGGCCGACGCCGACAGTAGAGCAAAGTTCGGCAGGGTCACGCGAACGCCGCCCCGACCTGCGAGCCGAGCCAGGTCGTCCCGGCATCAACCGTCGTGAACACGTACACGCTCGGAGTTGTGTACGTTGGAGCGACACCACCGGACCAGTCCACCGAAGCGGGCAGGGTCGGCGTGAATGCGCCTCGGAGGACGAGGACGAATGTCGTGTTCTTGCCCGATGGTGCCGGGTTGGAGAACGTGAACTCGCACGCCTGATCCATCGTCATGTCGAACACGCCATACGTGGCCGTGTCCAACGTCTCGGTCGCACCCGTCGCACCTACAGTCTGGACGTTGGATTCGATGGCCCCGACGTTCTCCACCGACGCACCGCCAGCGACAAGCGACAGATACTGGGCAGCAAGCGCGACTGTCGTGAGCGAGACCGGGTCGTCGACGTAGCCGGCCACAGCAGCATCTGACCCGCCACCACCAAGACGCGCTGCCAGTGCCGCGTTGGTCTCGCTGGCCGCAGCCTGGCCGGATGCGTCGCGCCAGATCAGTTGATCATCAGCGGCGGGCGTACCGATCGGCGGTTGCTCGCCAACATATGTCGGGAACGACTTGCCTCGTGTCACCATGGCGCTAAACATACACCAGCGAGATTGGGTTCTTCCCGACTACGAGAACAGCGCCTCAGCCGCCTCGGCGCAGATCTGTCCTGCGGGCACCTGATCGAACGTGAGACGGTTTTCTCGGGCGGCGGCGATGGCGGCGTTGCGGTCGGCGCGCCGGAACAGTTGCTCGTGTTCGGTGCCGTAGCCGACGACGAAGATGGTCGTCTTGCGGAACGGGCCGGAGTACGGCTCGGTGCCGTCCGGGTACGCCTGCAGCGAGATCACACCCGAGTCGTCCGGGTGGACGTAGGTCCGTTTCAGGTTCATCGAGTTGGGCGTCAACGACGCCCGGTTCTTGGCCCCACCTCAACCGATGACTACTGCCCTCCCAGGTCAAGGGTCCGACTCATGCGCCGAGCATACTTCTCGCGAGAGCTGCGACGACCCCTTTCCGTGCGGCGCGGCCCGCAGCAGCGACGACGCCAGTGGGCTGCGCCCTAGACGCGGACCACGCGAGCGGTGAACGACCCAAGCATCTCGTCCGACGCCGCCCACGCGAACGGGGTGGTGGTGGTCATGGCGGAGATCGAAGCACTGATTCCGTTGATGAGTGGCCGAACGGCGGAGGCGGAGTGGGCGGCTATAGTCCCGTAACGGCTCGCGGTCGATGCTGTGACGTCGATGAACAGACACCGCCCGATCGGGAAGCTGGTGTCGGATGTGTTCACCAGATTGAACCCCGCCGGGAGGGCTATCGTTGGTTGGGTTGGGAAGGTTTGTCCTGCCGTGCCGAACACCATTTCCCATTCCCATTGCATCGTGCCGATGTCGGAGAGGTTGGGGCCGCCAATGAACGTCCAGGACGCTGAGTTCACGGCTCCACCGCCCGTCCCTATCGCCATCCCGGTCAGCGTTGGGGTGTAGGTGCCGTGCTCAATCCCCGGTTTGGCCGCCACCGCTCCAGCCCATTCGTCGTTGAGCGTGAGGTTCCAGGGCGACGCCCCGGTGCCGTTGCCGGCAACGTCGATGGTTGGGAATGCCCCGTCAATCTCGGCGAAGTCGGCGGGCACCGAGCTGAGGGCGCAACCGCAAAATGACGACCCGCAAAGAGGCATCCCAGCAGGTTAGCCGACAGGGGTCGGATCGAGGAGGCTATGCACCCGGACCTCGCGAACCGAGCCGCGCAGCGCCATCACGAGCGAGTCGGTCGGGCCGGGGGTCATCACCTGGATGCGTTCGGCGGCCCGTTCGGCGAGCGCGCACAGGTCGTCGAGTGCCACTTGCGGGACGATGACGAGGCGATCGCTCACGCCCGACATCCTAGTTGAGCGGATACGCCGTGTCTACGCCCGTTTGCGGGGCGACGGGCGGGCGGCTAGCCACTGGGGGCGGAAGATCGAAATATGGTGCTCTGGTTGGGCCAGGGGGTCCAGCCGTCACATTCAACGACACGCAACACTCGGGCGTGGACGCCCCGTCAGGCGGCACCGACGTCTGAGACCATGATGAACGACGGTCTTCCGACCGCTGATTCGATATCCAGATCACCGCCGCCGCTGGTCGCGATTCTGCCCTTGCGCGTGGTGACGCCGGAAAGTCCGGCCTCGCGAACTTGCACCACCATGAATCCATACTCAGCGGCGCCAAGCGTTAGTAGTGAGGATGTAAGTGCGGAGTTGGATGGGTCGGTGATCCAGCCGGTCACGGTCCCGGCGGCAGTGTTCTTGAGCAGTCGCGGGATGTGAAGCACTGTCAGGTAGACCCTGGTCGGATCAGCAGTCCAGGTTGCCGACAGGCCCGTCAGGTCCACAACGGTCGTCACACCGCTTTGATCGCCTGTCTCCTCGGCGTAAGCCATTACGCCCCTAGGGCTCCTGGCGACCTCATCTGCCCACGCGTCATTCAGGGTGATGTCGAATGGGTCGCCGGGCTCACCCGAGCCCGACACCACGATCGACGGGAGTTCACCGTTGATCGCTCCATCGGTTGCCGGGGTCGACGTCAACCCGCAACCGCACCTGAATCCTCCGCAAAGTCCCACAATGCCATCCTCTCAGACTGTTGGTTGGTTTCTCACCCGGGGAACGCGATGATCAACGCCGAGTACAGGTACAGGAACCCGGACGAATACCCGGGCTCGGCGCCAGCGTAGATGCCGACCGTTGCGTCGTACTCGGATTCGGCGACCACTTCGAACGCGTGCTCAAACGTCTGCTGGCGGGTGAACGACGCGAACCCCCAGCGCTTCGACTTGTAGAGGTCGATCGGGGTGACGTGCATCCCCATCTCGCCGCCAGCCCCACCGGTGATCGCCAACTCGCCCCAGATTCTCGCCATGATGATCCAACGGCCCGGGTCCAAGGTGACGCCTGCGAACGCGGTGCCCGGCTGCGGGTAGGACGGATCGGTTGAGTCCTGGATGCCCCCGACGACCAGGAACGGACTGCCGGTGAAGTCGACGCCGTCGGAGACAACGGCAGGGGACCACACAGCGCGCCGTTCAATCGCTTCGATGCGACGGGTGGAACGGTCCAGGAAGTCGCGCAGGGCGGTGCGTGGCAGGAGTAGGTCTCGGGCGGACATCAGGCGGGCGTCGCGATCAGGAAGATGCGTGTCGCCACGCAGGTCGGATAGATGGAGGCCCCGAACACGCCCCACGTTCCACGCAGCTCCACCACGGTCTCCGAGGAGATGACACCAGTCGAGAACACGGTGAGTCCGTCTGTCGTATTGGCTGAGCGGGTGGTCGGACCGATCCCTCCGACCGTGGCGTCGAACGGGCCGCCGACGATCGAACAGTACGCCCGGTAGCCGGGGCCTTGGGCGTCGGGGTTCGTGAATGAGGTTCCCCCAGCGACCAGCCACCGGCCGGGGTCCAACGTGATCGACGCCAGCAGGGTGTCCACGTCTTCGGAGACGTTGACGTCATCGGGGAACGAGGATTGGACGGCGCCCGGCCACTTGATGCGCTTGTTCAGCGCGCGGATGCGGGCCCGCAGCGACGACAGGCCGTCCTGGAACGCCATCGTCGGCGGGTTGAAGCCACGGTATGCCATCAGGCAGGAATCGCGATCAGGTAGCAGTCGTTGGCGGTGCCCGACGACGGTGTGGCCGTCACCCACAGCAGTTCGAGTTCAATCACGGTCGTCGTCGTCAGCCTCGAATAGCCGACCACCGTCATCGAGTCGAGATCGCCGACGATCGGTTCGGAATCCCCCCCGACCTCAATGCCCGCAGAGGTGACCCCGAACAGGTCGAGCGTCACCGAGTAGAGTGAACCCGCCGAGTCGAGGGACGCCTGCGTCCCGCCGAGCACCCACCACGAGCCGGGATCGAGCGTGAGGGTGACGAGCGTCTCCGGCACGCTCTCGGTGAGGGCGACCGATGCCTCCTGGGCGAAGCGGACCGAGCCGGGCCAACGGAGCCGGCGTTCCAGCGAGTTGAGGTCGCCACTGATGAACGCCAGAGTCTGTCGGGCCGCCGACTCTGGTAGGACGAGGTCGCGTGCCGACATCGTCAGCCTCCAGATTCGTCGGAACCGAGCGGGATCAGGGTGGGCGACACCTGCTCGACGATGCCGCCGGACCCGGCTGAGACGGTCACATCAACACGCTTCAACCGGTGGACATCGAGAAGTTGGGAGACGCCGACTTCGGCGAGATCGATCGCCCACAGCGACCCGGGGAACAGGGTGTCTACCGTCACGGGGGCGCTCGGTGACAGGATGCCGCCGGAGAAGATGACGGGGGCGTTGCGACGCATGGCGAGCACGGTGTCGGCGCGCTGCTGGAACACGCCGTCGGCGACGATCGGGCCGTCGCTCTGCGGTCGGTACAGGGGGTTGACGTCGACGTAGGTGAGCACGCCGTCGAGCAGGGTGACGTCTGAGGCCGTCCAGAGCCGACGGAAGCCAGCTTCGCCGGAGTCCGCGCCGGGGATGATAACGTTGTTTCCTTGGGCGAAGCCGTCGATGGTGAAGCCAGGTCGGGAGGTGTACGCCTCGTCGGTGAACAGCCCGTAGATGTAGCGGCCGAACGGGTCGCTCGTTGGTGCGAGACGCTTCTTGGCGCCGTCGCGAACCACGAACCAGCCGCCATCGCTGACGTCGTACACGGCCAGCTCGGTGCCGTACATGAAGTAGTCGACAGCCGAGCCCGCCAGTTCGGTGAGGATGTCCAGGGTGTACTCGAAGTCGAGGGCGAGCACTTCGCGTGTCATCGTGAAGCCGGTTGTGAACTCCGGGCATTCCAGACCGAACAGGTTGTCTGAGGAAGTACCGTCCTCGAGGACGCCTTTGAAGACTTCGCCGCCGTCGACGAACGAGTACAGCGCGCTGGCGGTCGTGGTGCGCTTGCCCATCCAGGCCATGGAGTCGGATGCCTGAATCTCGACGTAGTCGGCGCCCGCCCCGTTGCGCACCGGGCGGGTGACGTTGGTGATCGGGCCCGCCCACACGAGCTGGCCGTTGCGTTCGATGCGCAGCCCGAACCTCCATGGCACGATGGCCGAGCCCAGTTCGATGTTGCAGCGCAGCCCGCCGAAGATGTCCGGCACCGTCACCGACGCCGTGGAGACTTCGTCGAGGACGCGTGACCACGAGAGCTGCGACCAGTCGAGACGGGCCGCGTAGGTCTGCAGATCGCGTGCGGTGATGATCGCTTCGTACTCGTCGGCGCAGCCGAGTGTGACATCGTTCGGGTTGACCATCAGACGCAGTTCATCCGAGTCTGGGTCTGGAGGGTGACATCGGAGTATTCACGCAGCGAATCGGGTGCCGTGTCGTAGCAGAAGTCAGCGGGCTCGACGATCGTCGTGTAGTCGTCGCAGCCCATCGAGAAGAAGCGCGGCACGCCGGGCTCGTTGGGTTGGACGAAGCCGAACCCGTCGATGAACCCGCCGGTGCCCGCCGACCGGTACTGCACGGTGCGACCGGCGACGTCGTAGCGAATCTCGGTGTACGGCGGCAGGTCCGTCAGGTACAGCTCGCCGACGAGCGGGGCGCCGCACAGTTGATCGGGCAGCAACCCCAGCGGGTTGCGGTAGGTGCGGATGCGCATCGGGATAGAGCCGGCGGCGTCCGTCGGCGCGACGACATGGATGATCGGGGCGACCGCGGACGGGTTATCGACGGAGTAGTTGAACACGAGACGGCAATCCTCGGGTATCTCCGAGCAGGACGGGCGACACTCGCCACGGTCGACGCTCAAGTTGGCCGCCGCGAAGCAGTAGTCCCAGTTCATCGGCTGCGTCACCTCGACGTCGGTGCAGAAGCCGTACATGCACGGGTCCATTGCGCCGAGCGTGAAGTTCACCGAACGGATGTAGCAGCCCTCGCGTTCGATCGGCGGGGTCGCCCACGTCATGCCTTGGACGAGGCCGACCTTGCGCATTTCGACGACGCCGTCGGTGACCGAGTCGGGGTCGCTGGAGTCGACGTCCGGGCAGATGCGCCGGATCGCGATCGTGTCGGCCGAGCAGGTGGAGCACACCGACGACAGCGTTGAGTCCAACCAGCGGTATAGGTAGTCGAGGGCGGCCTCGGATTCGCCGAGCAGGATCACTTCGAAGCCCATCTCGCGTCCGGTTGAGCCAAGGGCGCTGAACACCCCGCCGCCGCCGTAGTTGCCGCGAGCCGACATCTGCCGTTGAGTGACACCCGAGTCGAGTCCGGTCCATTCGGTGATCCAGAACCCGAGCGCCTGACCGGATTCAGGGAAGGACGGGTTGTACCAGGGGGCCGGGTCGTTGATCGGGTCGACGAACGTCTGACGTAGCCATCCGACCGGCGAGGTGCCGTCGCCTTCGATGAGCCATTCCTCGGACCCCTCGTCGTACAGCGGCAGGCCGTCGGAGTCGATGAGCACGTCGGCGATGGGCGCCCATCGGTATGCCTCGCAGCCTCCGTCCTCGAGCACGTTGTAGATGCGGCCGCATCCGAGTGTTGAGGAGTTGGAGAGGTAGGCGGCGGTGCGGGCGTGGTTGAACAGTTCGCGCCACGGCCCGTCGTTGTCTTCGACGTAGCACCACCCCTGATGGTAACTTACCACAATGACTTCACCCTACGTCCCGGCCGAACTTACGCACCAGGAAGGCGACTGCCTCATCTGGGATGGGCCCGTGCGGATTTCCGGTCAACCCTGCTGGAAGTCCAAGAGTCCGGCTCGGCTGCTCTTTGAGCGGCACCACGGACGGCCGCCATTGATTCGCAACCTGGTGAGCCTTTGCGGGGTCCGGTTGTGTATCGCTCCTCGACACCATGCGGACAACGTAGCCGACGTGATTGCGGGTCGTCTGCAAAGGGTCGGCGGCGGGTGCATCGAGTGGACCGGGACTCGCGTGAAGGGGTATGGCTGGTTCAAGCTGAACGGCCAATACATCCGACCTCATCGCTGGGTGTGGGAGCAGGCCCATGGACCAATCCCCTATGGACTCGTTGTGGACCACATCTGCAACAACCCGTCTTGCTGCAACGTTGAGCATTTGCGTTGCGTCACCCAGGGCGATAACGGCCGAGCCCCCCATTCCAACTCTCCAGCCGGGGTCAATCTGCGCAAGACTCACTGCAAGAACGGCCACCCCTTTGACGAGCAAAACACTTACACCAGACCTGGGACGACGACGAGGTCATGTAAGGCCTGCCGGAAAATTTGGCCGTCGCAGACCCCGGCGGCGCAAAGGGCGACGAAGGAGCGGCGGGAGGCGCGGCAGCAACCGAGATGAGTCCTTTATGGAAATACATGTTCCCTACCTTCTCACCTGCATGGCAACCTGATTAGCAACGTACAACGCCACGGCCTCCGGGTCCGACGTCGGGGTCTGCAAGATCAGGTCACGGAACGCCGGGCCCGGCAGCGTGAACTCGCGACGGGCGCGCTCATCGGCCTCGCGCCGGCGATCCTCGTCTTCGCGTCGGCGCTGCTCGGCGTCGCGCTCGGCCTTCTCTGCTCGCTCCTCGGCGGCCCGTGCGGCCTCCTCCGCCCGCTCCTCTGCGGCTCGACGATCATTCTCCGCCTGGATGCGCACCCTCTCGGCATCGGTGGCTGCACTGGCGGCCTTGGTGGTCTTCTCCACATTGGCGACGAACGCGTTGAGCTGATCATCAGACAGCCCGAGCTGGCGGATCATCTCCTCGAAGATCGCCACGGGCTGGCCGGTCGCCTTCGCCACCGCCAGCAACTGGTCCCGGTACACCTTCGCCTCACCCACGGCGGACGCCGCTGAACGGCCGCCGTCGATCAGCGTCTGTGCGTAGTCGCGGATGTTCTGCCCGGCCTCGAGAAACGCTGTACGGTTCTCGCGCCCGACGGCGAACTGACGATCAAAGGTGAGGCCGTAGAAGCCGAACTGGTCGGTCTGCTTCTTGAGGGCCTCCTGGAACCCACCGGTGTTGCCGAGGATGTCCAGGAATGCGCGCTCAAGATCGACGGCTCCGGGTGCCCCGCCGATGGAGCCGGGAAGCTGGCTGAACAGGGCGGAGCCGATCTGGCGGCCGATCGACTTGAACTGGTCGAGCTTGAACTCGGCGTCGCGTAGTGCATCATCGAGCACGCCCCTCACCGAACCAGCGAACGACGAGCCCTCCTCGGCGAACCCGCGTCCGATCTCGCGGATCGCGTTGCGTCCAGCCTCGTTCAAGGGGGCGAGCGCCGCGTTGGCGACACGCACCGCAGCGGCGGTGGCGCTGGCTGCTCCCGCATCGATACCGTCGGCGAAGCCTTCACCGAAGAACTCGCCGATCTCCCGGGTAACCCGCGACGGCGACTCAACCTCCAGGGCGTCACGCATGACCTGGGCGGCACGGTCCGCCACCCCTCGCGCCGCAGCCAGGACAGCCGAGGTTCCTTGGACGATGCCGGACTGGAAGCCGAGCATCGCGAACCGGCCGACGTCGCGTGCCGCGTTGAATACCTGGGGTTGCAGGCTCTTGACACCGTTGATGAACCCTTGGGCGGAGAACCGGCCGATCTCTGCGAAAGCGGTGGACGGCGACGAGATGCCCAGTTCGGTCTTGGCCGCAGCGAGCGCTTCGGCGACCGCCTCTGTGGCGGCGGTCTTCATGGATTCGGAATCGAGGCCCTCCACGTACCCGGCGGCGGACTCCTCGCCAGCGGTCACGAACGCTGCCCGGGCCTGCTCCTCGAAGCCGGCGAACGTCTCTGGGTCGGCTTCGAGTCCCACCTTGAGTCGGGCGTTGGCTGCGGTCAACTGGGTCTGGGCGTCTTCCAGGAACGCGTTGGCGTCGAAGATGTCGCTGAGCAGGCTTTGGCCTTCCTGCCCGGTGAACCCGGCCAGGACCTCATTGATCGCTGCAAGTGCTGCTTCACCACCAGCCGTACCAGTCTCGGCGGCGGCGGCGATCAACGGTGCGAGCGCAGCTTCGGCGGTGGCCTGATCCGTGACCGTGCCGTCGGAGATGCCTTGGGCGAGGACTTCGGCGGCGTTCGTGCGAACCTCGGCGAATGCGAGGTTGAACTTTGCCTGGACTTCGGCGCCAGCACCTTCTGCGACCGTCCCCAGTCCGGTGATGTCTCTTGCGAGCCCGGCGACGTCCACGACGGCCTGGTCGACAACGCTGCCGCTCGCCTGGGCGTCACCTCCGCTGAGGAAGTTCTCCAACGCAGACAGCGCTTCACCGGCGGCGTCACGGGCGGCGTCCAGCGCGCTCTTGGAGCGGTTGACCTGATCTTCGAGCCCTTGGATGCGGACGTCGTTCAGCTCCTCCAGCTTGTCCTTGTACGCCTGGGTGGCCGACTCGGCGACACCTGTGGCGCCTTCGGTGAGCGCTGTTTGATCGCGCAGGAACTGCATCCCCCGACCGGCGCGGTCGCCTGCGGCTCCGAGAAGGTTGATGTCGTCGGCGGCCCGCGCCTGGGCTGCTCCGAGCTGGCTGGCCGTCGCTTGAAGGCCGGCCAGAATTTCGTCGACAACGACGGCGGAGGCGCCCGAAGCGATGAGGCTGGTCCTGAGTTCGCCCAGGTTGAGGGCGGCCAGCTCCCTCAGTCCGAACGTGGCGCCGGAGAGGTCGAATCCTCGGCTGAACGATGCGACGGCGGAGGCCGTGGAGAGAGCGCTGCCTTCGAGTGTTCCGAACTGCTCCTCGAGGTTCCCCTCGGCGATGGCTTGGCCGAACTCCTCAAAGCTGAACCCGATGTCGGCGAGGGCCCGCTTGGCGTTGCTGGAGAAGTTCTCCAACGCCGAGGACTCGGCCGTGTCGGCGAACAGGTCCGGCAGCTCCTCCTTCGATGCGTCACGAATGGCCTGCGCGTAGTCGTCGATCCGCTGACGGGCTTCCTCTGCTGCCTCGCTGTTGGATCGCAGCGCGGAGGTAACCAAGCCGAAGGCGCCTACGGCCGCTCCAGCGGCAGCTCCAGCCCCGCCGCCGATGGATGCGCCGGTGGCAACGGATGTCGCCAGCAGTCCGAATCCAGCTTGCAGGCGGTCCGACCCGGAGGCGTTGACGTCGAAGATGGCTTGAGCGATGAAGGACGCTGCGAACGCCCCGCCGGCGACGATGCCCGCCCCGGTCGCGATCTCTCGCCCTGACTCCCGGATGGCCGTACCCAGTTGCTGGAACCCCTGGCGGATGTTGCCGGAGGTGATCTGCCCGAGCCCCTCGCGCAGCCTCACCCCGCTAACAGCCGCCGTCCCCAGCTCTGATCCAAGGCGACCCGTTTCCCTGGTGACTTCTTGAAGTGTGCGGGACAGGCGTTGGTTCTGGTCAGCGAATGACTCGCCGGCCACCCGACCCAGACCGAGGGCGTCGGCCGGGAGGTTCCCCCCCAGCCTTTGGATGACGCGCACCTCGTTGCGGATGGCTCGGGTGAGGGTCTCTCCGTACTGCTGGCCCGCCTGGGCTGCGGAGGCGCGAATCGCGCTTGGTCCGCCCAGCAGGCCATTGAGTAGGCCGCCGGCCCCACCCCCGGTGCCCTGGGTGCCAGCAGTGACCGCTCCCTGGGACAGCGCCTGGGCTAGCACGGCCCCGGTCTGACGGGCAGCGAGAGCCAGCTTCGCGACGACCGCTGCGCCGAACAGGGCTGCCGCGACGGCGGTGGCGATCCGAGCGTCGGAGGCGATGGCCTTGAGGGCTGCCACGAAGGCGTCGCCGAGCAGGTCAGCCAGCTCGGGGATATTGTTGATGAGGCCTTCACCGAAGCCGACGACGAACGCTCCAGCGACAGCGGCTGCAGCAGCGGCGACACCAGCCACAGCAGTGAGGAGGCGACGATCGCTGAGGGCATCGGCCAGCACCCGGCCGATGGTGCGGGCGACCCGAGCCACGGCGACGGTGACATCGGTGAGTGTGCGGGCGTTGAAGATGTTGCTGAACTTCTCGCGAATGTCCTCGACGACCTCCTCGAAGAAGTCCGAGATGCGGGTGCGCAGATCGTCGTTGGTCAAGACGGCGGCGATGCCCGCCCCGGCGCCAACGAGACCGGCGAGCGGGATGTTGCCACCGGTGAGGGTGAGTACGCCGAGCGCTGCACCGAGCCCGGCAAGGACCGGGGTCAGGTTGTTGCGGATGAATGGCACCAGCGTGCCGGACAGGAAGTCGTAGAACCGCTCGAAGGCTCCGCGCCCGAGGTCGATCGCCCGGCGCAGGATCGGGCCGACCACCGGGACGACTTCGTCGCGGATGAAGTCCGAGATGTCCTCAAAGGCGTCGCGCCCGATCTCAACGGCACGCGACAGCACGTCACCGACGACCGGGACGACTTCAGACCGTACGAAGCGGGCGAAGTTGCGCACCACCGGGATGACGCTGCCCACGAGAAACGCGTTGAACCGCTCGAGCGCGGGGACCACGATCTCGACGATCTTGTCGCCGAGGAACCCGATGGCGGGCGTGACCACCGTGTCGAGCACTTCGGCGAGGGTGCCGAACACGTCGGATGCGAGGTCGCCGACGATGGTGGCGATGCGACCGAACGAGTCGCCGAGGGCGCTGAGCGATGAGGCGAGCGTCGGGTTGTCGCGAACCAGCCGGGAGATGAAGCCCGAGACGAGGATTCCCGCACCGACGAGGACGTTGATCGGCGTCAGCAGTCGGCTGATCGCGAAGGTGATGGCGTTGATGAGCAGCGGCAGGCGGCGGATACCGGCGACCGCACCGGCGGCGGTGCCGAACGCTACGAGACCTTCGGCGAGGAAGTCGAAGACCGGCTTGAGTTTCTCCCCGGCTGTCTCCACCTGGGAGCCGAGGCGCTCGAACGCTGAGCCGACGATGCGAAACACGGGCGATGCGATGACGGCGTCACCGAGCGAAGCGAACGCCGAGGCGAGCACGTCAACGGCTTCGGTACCGGAGCGGACGATGTTGACCAGCAGGGGTTGGAACTTGGTGATGACGGTGGCGCCGAGTCGGGCGAAGGCGGCGTTGAAGTTCCCGATCGAGCCGCGCAGTGTGGTGCCGAGTTCCTTGGCAAGCCCTCCGAACGCTGCCGTCGCGCCGTTGACGCCGTCGGAACCTTCGAGGATGCCATCGGTGAGGAGCTGGAGCGCCCGCTCGGCAGGGACAGCACCGTCGGAGATGAGGTCGCGCATGTCGCCGGTGAGTTCACCGAACCCGTTGGCGAGGATCTGCAGCGCCGGGACTCCGGCTTCGGCGAGCTGGTTGAGGTCTTCGCCGGTGAGGCGGCCCGACGACTGAATCTGTCCGAACACTCGCACGAGGCGTTCGATGGTTTGCGCTGCGTCGCCGCCACGTACGGCTGCGGCGTCGCCGACGGCCTGGAGGATGCGCGGCACCTTCTCGGCTTCGACGTTGAATGCGACGAGCTGGGTGGCGGCGTTGGCGAACTGGTCGAGGGCGAACGGGGTGCCGGTGACGACGTCGAGGACACGCTGGCGGAGTTCCTGGGCTTGCTCCACCGAGCCGAGCAGCGCGGTGAGGGCCCGCTCTGAGTCTTCGAGGGTGGCGGCCCGCTGGAAGCCGGAGGTCAGGGCGCGACCGGCGAGCGCGCCGAGAGCTGCGAATCCGGCGAGGCGTCCGACACCGATCGACGAGACTTCCTCGGTTGCTTCGCGAGCGAACTGTCGGACACGACCTTCCTGTCGGGTCAGTTCGTTGTTGACGATGTCGGTGTTGCGGCGCCAGGACCGGTTGTACGAGTTGGTGATCTGACTGTTGGCGCTGTTGAAGTTGTTGACCGTCGAACGGTTGGCGCTGCGGAATGCGTTCCCGAGACCGGACGCGACCGCCGACGCAGTGCGGGTGATGCCGTTCAGGGCGGCCGAAGCAACTCGGGCCGTGTTCTCAAATGTGGCTCGGATGGCGCGCTCGGAGGAGCGGACGGCGGTGGCGACGAGCTGGAAGGTGGCGGCTCGGCGCTTCGCTGCGGCCTGGGTGAGAGCGACGGACTCCTGAGCGTTGGAGCGGATGATCGCGAGTTCGCGTGCCGCTGACGTCTGCGTCTCGGTGACGAAGCGGGCGGTCTCGGCGCGCTTGTTGGCGATCCGTTCACGGGACACCTGGTTGGCGTCGCGGGCCTGGGCATTCAGAGCCTCCCGGCTGGCGAGTGTGGCCTGCTGGGCGGCGGTGCGGGTTGCGGTCAGCTCGGAGCGGATCAGGTTGGTGCGGTTGCGGAACTCGGCTTCCAACCCCGGGTCGCCGCCGCGCCGGCGAATCTCGTCCTGCAGCTCGATGATGTCCTTGAGGGAGGATTCGAAGGAGTCGAGCGTGTTTGGGTCGAATCCTTCCCCGAATGCTTTGCGCTGGGCTGCCCCGGCCCGAGCCAGCGATTCGAGGCGGTCGCTCAGTGAGCGGACGGTGTCGGAGAACTCCTCGGCGCCACGGCGTGCCCCGTCGAAGATGTCGTCTGCCCCGGAGGCCTGACGGAACGCCTGCTTGAACGAGTTGCCGAACTCCTTGGCGAGTCGGGGGCCCAGCTTCTTGAAGGCGGCGTCGATAGCGTTGGCGATGGACGCGGCGAGCTGATCTTCGGAGCCGTCTGACTTGACGCCAGCCTGGAAGTCGAAGTCGGCCATCGTTGGGTGAGGCTACTCGGCGGGCGCATTCCGTGCCGCGATTGCCTGATTGAAGGCCCGTAGCTCATCCAGCTTCGACATCTTCGGCGGACGGGGCGCACGCTTGACGGTCTTCGTCCCCTTCTTGGGACGGGGTCCTTTCTCCTCGGGCTCGTCGGGCGGGACTTCGCCGTGGAAGAACAGATCGGTCATGATCTTGCGGTACTTGCCCGAGTCCATGAACCCGCCACGCCCTTCCTCGAGGATCAGCGACCAGACGACGTCGATCCATTCGGAGATGGAGACCTCTGCGGGGTCGTGCCCCGCACGGATCAGGTGGCCGCGGACTTCGGCTTGGCGACCTGGGTCCGCCCCGAAGGAGAGGAACCGGAAGACGACTTCGTAGGGTTTCCTGCGACTGCTTCCATCAGGTGGTTGATGACCAGCAGCAGCCCCTCGGGGTCCATGACGTCGGCCTCGTACAGCGCGGTGCGGAAGTCGTGTCGTTCGTCTTCGTGGGTGCAGTTCAGCAGGAACTGGGTGAAGGCTTCAACGTCCCCTTCGCCGGCGCGCAGCGCCAGGAAGTTGTTGAGCTGGTTCGAGATGCGCCACTCCCTCCCGAACAGCTTGACCGGGATGTACTTGCGCTCGGCGAGCACCTTGCTGCGGTGCTCGGAGAGGAGTGCGTCGATGTCGATGACTTTGCGTGCTGCTGGCATCGTCATATCATGCCACGCATTCGGGCGCGTGGGAAGCACTCTGTGCTCAGAGGTTGTCGAACGCCTCCTGCATCGCTTCCTCGAGGAAGTTGACGGCGCGCTGGCCGGGGTGGTCCACGGCGTCGGCGTACACCCAGCCGTCGCCGTCCTGCCATGCCAACACGTTGCCGTTCCCGCCCGCTGCCCCGCTCGGGGTGATGTCGTGGCGGCTGGTGCCCCAGTTCATGAAGATGATCCGATCACGCACCGTGTCGCCGCCGAGCACCCGGTACTGGATGGTGATCGGGAAGTCGGAGCCGTCGATCTGGAAGTCCAGCGCCCCTTTCGCCCGGCGTGAGCCCGGATGGCGGCGGCGGTCGGCTGGACGGTTGAGGTCGAAGTTGGCGGCCATCTTCGAGTTGGCCCGGTTCACCATGTCGCGTCCGATTCCCTGTAGGCGAGCGCGGGTGGCGAGCGCCATACGTTCGCGGACGACGCGCTGGAAGGCGCCCGTGTTGGCGATGTCAGCTCGGAGTTGGACCATCGCACACCTTGCTCAAGTCGATGGGGACAGTGACCGTTGTGCGCCAGCCGACGAGGTGGCCGCGAGGGTCGATCGGGATCAGGTCGCCGATGGAGGCTCCGCAGTTACCGCCCTTGCAGCCTTCGGCGATCGTGCCGGTGGCGACGGCATTCACGAGCCGGCGGTACATCTGCTCGGCGTGGCCGTAGGAGTGCATCGCCAACATCTGCAAGAACTGCGGGTCAGGAATCTCGCCTTCCTCGCCGAAGGTGATCCAGCCAGACTCCATGAACTCGACGTTCCACACCGAAAGCTGCGCGCTCGGGTTCGGGGTGCGGCCCTGGGCGATCTGGGTTTGGCGTGCCCTCATTCGTTCCATCGACACGGTGAGCAGGTCGGCGTGTGGATAGTTGGAGGCGGGCCCGATCGTGACGATGCCTTCCATGTTCGGGGCGTGGCATTCGTCGAGGTAGCAGTCGGCGTTGTTGATGGCGTCGAGGGCGACGTTGAGGATGGTCTCACCGGCGGTGAACAGCACGTCGCAGCAGACGAACGGGCCGGGCAGGCAGTCTTGGCTGTTCGGGAGCATGGCTGGACATTACCGCAGACGCGCAGCACCCCCGGCTGCACGTAGGCCGGGGGTGCTGTGAGGGGGCTTCGTCAGCGGGCTGTGGTCACGGGGTAAGCGTGGTCTGGAAGCCGCAGGCGGCGAGCGCCAGGATGGCGTCGTACTCGTCCTGGCTGTAGCTGACCCGGGTGTAGCCGCTGTTCGGGATGTTGCCGACGCCGGGCCAGTCGTTCCACGGGCCGTCGCCGATGTTCGGGTTGTTCACCGAGAAGCCCTCAAAGGCGAGCGTGGCCGCATCGAACTCCATCGTGCGCTCGCCCGGGTTGAGCGACGCCTTCGGGAAGATGTGGCCGACGGCTGCGGGGAACGGGTCGCCCGGGTTGCCGCAGTCGCCGACGCCTTCACCGGCGGTGAGGGTGATGAACTCGAGGTACACGTTGTCGGACACTTCGGTGTCGGTGTAGAACGGCGATGCCCAACCGATGTTGTCTCCGGCAAACGCCGTGCCCACCTCGCCGACGACGATCTGGCCGCCGAACAGGATCGACATGGCCTCGTGGTCGAAGTAGGTGAGTTCGCCGGAGATGTTCCACCGGCGAATCTGCGCCTTCGTCTCGTAGGCCCATGCGATGCGGCCGCAGCCGGTCAGGGGCTCGAACGAGGCGCCGTCGATGAACTCGGGCGAAGCGGTCGCGGTGATGATGCCGGTGGTGACGATGCCGGTGTCGGCGCCACCCACGGGGGTGCAGTCTGCGCCGAGAAGTGCTGCGCGCACGAGGCAGACGGAGTGTTCGCCAACGCAGATGTCGCCTGGAAGTGCGGATGCCATGTTGAGTCGTCCTTTCGAGAAACGCTGTTGGCCGACATCTTCACCGACGCGATGGCTGATTGTCGAATGGCTACGACGCCGGGAACGGGTCGCCGCTCCGTAGCGCCAACCCCAGCAGGCGGGCTTCGGCCGGGTGCTCGGTGACGAAGGTGTGGCAGGTGCGGCAGAGCCCGATGCACTTCGCCGGGTCCAGGTAGCACTCACGCCGGTTGGCGCCCCGCTTCAACTCGTGGACATCGCTCGAGTGCGTGGTGCAATCCACGGGTGTCAGACCTCGGCCCCGGCAGATGCGGTCCCGGGCCAGCACGGCGTCTCGCACCCGGGCCCGCTCGGGCATCTCGGCGAGCGTCTTCTTGGAGCGGGGCTTGACCCGCCCGCTGCGGTTCATCGGCTTCTTCTGGCGCAGCGGTGTCTTGCGGATCAGCTCGGTGCGCTTCATTGGACGCGATGTAGCACGAACCCTGAGTCCAGCTCGGGCGAATAGACGTACGGGGTGTTGCGACCCTGGGGCGCGTGGATCGTCAGGAAGCGGATCGTCCACGGGAGCATGAAGGCCCGGTTCGCGATCTCCTTCTCCAAGGTTTCCATCGTGATCGTGACACCCTGCGACGAGGCGGTGCGGGTGTTGGCCGGCAGGTTGCGTTGCGAGTTCGGGTTGCGTCGCAGGAACAGGCAGGCGATCTCGGTGACGGCGTTGCGGGCGATCAGCGACGGCGGATCGCCGTAGTTGACGGTGACCTCAAACGACCCGACTTCACCGGCCGGGATCGTGACGTCCTGACATGAGGGCCATGACCGGCCATCGGAGCGCATCAGGAAGTTGCCGTCGACGAGCACCCAGTCGACGAACACGTCGCCATCGATGGTGACGGTGATGTCGGGGTCGCCGTCTGAGTTCAATGCGATCGGGCTCGGCAGCGTGAAGCCTTCGAGGTCGGAGCACCGGCAGTTCCATGCCGTCGTCGAGAGACACGAGCAGCCAGACGGGCCGCGGGGGCGGAAGGTCTCCAGGCATTGGCCCCGATACTGGAAGCCGCTCATGGCGACCAGGGCGTCGGTGGCCTGGGCGAGAATCTCGTCGACCTCGGCCTCGCCCACCCCCTCGCAGTCGCATGTGACGTCCGCGAAGACGGCAAACGGTTCACACGCTTCACGGAGTTGGTACACCACGGCCGCAGATTAGCACCTGAGCGCTTCACGGGCTTCGGACAGCAGAGCTTCCATGGCTTCTGGGTTGCGGCGGGCCTTCGAGTACCGGCCGCGCAGTTCGGTGCCGATGGTCCTCTCCGGTGACGGGCCTTTCGGTGCCGGTGGGTGCCAGAGGTGCCACAGCGCCACGTTGTACATCTTCGGGCGCCCGGCGACGAACGTGAGGGCTTGGCCCCATGCGACGTCTTCGTAGTTCCAGCCGATGAAGCGGGCGTCGAGTGGAACTTGGTCGTACAGGTCCCGGCGCAGGATGGTGAGCCCGCCGCCGGGGACCGCCCGGAACGGTGGCCTGGCGAGCTTGCCGCCGAGCGGGCCGCCGTTGAGGACTTCGGTGGTGGACGGCAGGTCGAGTCGGCGCACCGTGGAGAACGGGACTGCCCATCCGCCGGTGGTGTCAACCGAAAGGGCCGCAGCCGGTGCTGCTTCGCTCCAAAGATCGGCGTCGGTCACGATGAGGGTGTCCGCATCGGACTGTTTGAGGGCGACGGCGACCGCTCGGGCTTTCGACCACTGGCCATCGATTTCGCCGACGATCACGTTGAAGCCGAGCGAACGCCACTGCGATTCCACCCAGGATCGTGCAGACGCCCTGTAGACACAGTTCCCAGACCAGGGGATGACGACGTCGATGCTCAACGCCCCAACTTCCCTCTGAGCGAATCTGAGTCTCCCGTGTGAGTGAACGCACCAGGATGCAGTTGTACCACCCGGTGCATCCCTTTGGACACGGCGGTTCTCTGCATCGCCTTCTCACCGACGCACGGCCACAGCGATGCCCACTGATCGGTGCGCGCCAGCATCGGGTTGGCGGTCAGGTGGGAACTCTCCGACACCATCCCGAACTGGTGGGACTGCCAGTTGAGCGGCTTGCGGGTCTGCTGGTGGTAGTCGAGCACGGACTCCGAGCTGTGACGGAGACGAACCTGGGCGACATCGGGCTCGTCAGCGAGGACCGTCCGTGCTTCGTTGAGCCAGCCGTCGTGGGTGGTGACGTAGCGCCAGTCGTCCTCGAGGTGCAACCACAGGGGTGACTCGACATGGTCGACGAACCGTCCCATGGCTTGGCCCATCGGTTCGATCTCGGTCGTTGTCAGTTTCACGAGGTTGAGCCCGAGCGGGACGATGTGATCCTCAACGAACTGCAAGGTCTCGACGTCGGCTCCGTTGACGAGCACGACGATGCAATCCGCCGACTGGACGAGCGACCTGGGGAGGTGGTTCCAGGTGTCGGCGAACAGCTCCGGGCGGGCACCGGTCAACATGGTGATCGTTACCCCGGTGCCGTCGATCAGTGGCGGTCGGATGTGCTTGCCGAACCGCAGCAGCCCGTGAGGCAACCCGTGGAAGTCGAACGACCACCCAGCAAAGGTCTTCATCCACTCCTCGGCCGCCAGAGATTCCTGCTGCCGCGATCCGTCATCGAGCCACACTTCGGCGTACTCGCCGTGGTCGATGTCCATCAGCGCCGGGAACGTCGCGGCCCGCCCGCCCTTGCCTTGCGGTGGTCCGTCGATCAGGGCGAAGTCGAACAGCCCCGGCATCCTCGCGCTGTACATCGGGGGCGAGCCGGCCAGTGGCGCCAACTCCAGGTCGACGTAGCCCCTGAGGCCGCCGAGGAGATGGTGGGTCTGGCGCAGGAACTTCGGGTCGTGCTCAAAGGTAGTGACGTTGGCTCCAGTCTCCGAGGCGTAGCGGGCCAGGATCACTGTGGAGTGGCCGGAGCCGAACTCGACGATGTTCATCGGGTTGTGGCGTCGCAGGTAGGCGTCCAGCTCGGCGAGCGTCGCCTTTGACAGCGCCCAGTCGTTGAGCTTGAGGTTGCGAATCTTGAGTGCGGGAAGTTCAGGCATTGTCGAGTATCTCCGATGCGAGATTCGGGTTGGCGACGATCTCTGACCAGACCTGCTGGCAGCGACGTCGCGCTTCGGCTCGGGCTGGTGATCCGAACCGGGTGGCCCGGGCGGTAGTGAGTGAGTTCGGCCGGACGGTACGGTTGACGAGCGGCAGCGGGCAGATGGTGGCCCGCCCGAGCACCCACGGAGCGCTGGTCATGATCGTGTCCCAGCCGATTCTCCAGCGTGGGTTCGTCAGCCCCCAGCGCACGACGAAGTCGACCGACCACAGCCCCGACAGGTGGGCGTGCCATGCGAGCCGGTCGGTGCCGTCCCACGGCTTCGCCACTTCGATGCGTTGCCCGGCCCGGCTGCTGCGATGGATGCGGTGGTTGCAGAACGCGACGTCCGCGTCTGCCGCGTCTTTCCACGCCAGCAGCTTCTCCAGCCAGTCCAGTTCGGCCCAATCGTCGGAGTCGAGTGGAGCCCACAGTTGTCCGGGCTCGCGTTGAGCGATTGAGCGGACCAGGTTGTGGTCGCACGCGTACCGACCCTGGTTGACCTCGTGGCTCAGCAAGTTCATCCTCGCGTCCGACAGGCCCACCAACGCTTCTTGAGCGCGGTGAATCGGCTCGCCGTCGCAGACCACGATAAGCCGGAGGTCTCGGTGTGTCTGCTCGAGAACTGACAGGACTGCCCGTCGGAGCATCTCGGGCGGCGTCTTGAACGTGGGGATGGTGACGTGGACCAAAGGCACCGTCATATCATGCCACGTCATCTCAACAGGCAGGACGTACGGCGGCCATTCTTGGCAGCAAGTCTCGCATCGAGCGCCGCCGAAGTCTCACGCGCGGTGACGTTGCTGGACGCGTCTCGCCAAACTATTTCGTCGTCGGCGGCAGGCGTACCGATCGCTGCGGCCTCGCCGACGTACGTTGGGAATGGCTTGCCCTTCTGGGCCGCGGGGTCTCCTTACGGCGTCAAGAACAACTGGTCGAAGTCCAACGTCGTGTCGACTTCGCCGACCGAGCACGGGTCGAAGGCGAGCTGAGCGTAGGACTCCATGATTTCGCGGATGACGTCGTCGGTGATGTCGACGTGGCTGCGGCCGGAGGCGACCTCCAAGATGCGCGGGTTGGAGTAGGCGTGGCCCGGGATCGCCATACCGAATACTGAGAACGTGGCCGGCGTCGCCGAAGTCGGATCGGTGATGTCGCCAGTGAACCCGGCGTCCGCGATCACGTAGTGGCCGGTGAGGGTCCGCATCGTGGCCGCGTTCACCCAGCCGGACTCAACTGCGAGCGGCAGCAGGCCGACCGGGAGCACGATGGCGCCGACAGCGTTGTGGAGGACGCTGGCGAGCCAGGTCTCAACATGGAATGCCGCCCCGAACACGCCGGTGGCCGCCGTCAGTGGGGTGGCTTCCGAGGCGAGTGACGGGCCGCCCGAGACGGAGCCGGAAACCAGTTCGGCGAGCATCATCTTCGACAGTTGCGTCGTGATCCGCCAGCGGAGCCGGTTGCCGATTGAGGCGCTCGGCGTGGTGTCGTGGGGCATCGAAAGCACGCCGCATTCGAGACCGTCGACAACCTTGAACGGCGGGTGGGCCACCTGGTCGGGGATCGGGCGGATCGCGTTGTCCTTCGACACCAGGTCCGAGGCGCCGACGTCAATGCCGTCGACCCCGGAGATCACGGTCTCGCCGTCCACAACGCAGATTTCGGCGTTGCCGAGGAACACCTGGTCGCATCCCCACGGGACATGAACGACCCCGGAGCCGAGCCGGTCGCGCCCACCGAAGTTCGTGTCGATCGGTGTGGCGACATCCACGAACAGGCCGCCCGAGCGCCGCGTCGGTGCCGGGAGCTGGATGGGGACTTCCATGTTGATCATTGGCTCATCCTCTCACACGACGAGAGGCCGGGCCGACGTACGACCCGGCCTCTCGTTCAGTTGTTCGTTCGGTTGGTCAGACGGTCGGGGTGCCGTCGCAGTCGATCGCCAGGTCAGCGATCTGGACGCCGCTGTAGCAGAGCGCCGGGAACTCGAGCAGGTACGCAGGGCACGAGTCGGTGTTCACGATGCCTTCGAAGTTCTCCCAGAACATGGTGAACTGGTTGGAGGCGTTCGATGCGTTGTCGCGGTAGATGTTGTTGCCGGTCACGCCGATGTTGAGCTGGCCGCGGTCCATGACGGCGAACTTGCCCCGGGGGGCGAGCAGGATGTCGATGGTGGCGGGCAGGTTGTTCTTGTTGCCGCCGGTGGCGACGGCCGGAACGGCTGCGGCCCAGGTCGGGGTGTCGATGAAGAAGTGCGGGTTGACACCGACGTTGCGGAACATCGTGTCGATCTCCGCGTCGGTCACCATCGACGGGCGACCCGAGTCGCTGCGGCGACGCATGATGTCCATCTTCATCGCCGAGCGGACCCAGCGAGGCATCCAGCCTTCCATCTGGTCGCCGTCCCAGCGCTCCTGCTCCTGGTGGAGGGCGATCACTTCGAGGATCTGGGTGGTGACCGACGTCGAAGCGCCGTAGGCCAAGGTCTCACCGGTGACCGCTGCAGCCTCGGTACCCATGGCCTCAAGGAGCTGGGTCTCGGCGAGACGGGAGTGGGCGGCGCCCAGGCGGTTGAGCCACGCCTCGACCAGCTCAGGGAAGGTCATGGCGAGCAAGTTCTGGATGGTGAGGCAGCGCCACACGCCGTACAGCGAGTACACCGTCGGCGAACCGCAGGTGATCGTCGCGCACTCCTTCGACGACGGGTCGGTCGTGCCGATCGTGTCGTCGTCGTCGGTGTCCCAGATGCCGACACCGGCCGGCGACTGGCCGGTGATGTCCGACAGTGACGGCGACGGGAAGATGCTGACCGAGCCGCGGGCGTCGGGGCGGAACTGTGGGAGGCTGCCACGGACCGGGCGGCGGTCGGTGTTCCAGCACGCCATGTCGTAGACCGGCGTGGCGGGTGCGCAGAACGCTGCCTGCAGTTCCTCGGTGTCGAACCGCTTGAGGTTGGACACCATGTTCGGGCCGAGCTGCTGGGCCTCGGAGAAGTTGCCTTCCACGTAGGCGACCTGGTGCTTGGCGGTCGAGGAAGGCGAGACGGTCTCGGCGACTTCGAGCAGCGTCTGGGCGAGGTCGCCCCAGCTCTCGAAGCGCTCGCCGCCCTTGCGGTCGGTGACGCCACCGCGAGCCAGGATGGCGTCGGGGCGCAGCGCCGGGGTGGCCGGCTTGGCTTCGGGCTCGGCGCCGAGGTCGGTGGACGTGCCGGACTTGCGGACCGGGGTCTTCGACGACAGGTCGTCGGCGTCGGTCTCGTCGGCGTCGTCGTCGGTGTCGGACTCGTCACCGAGGTCGTCCTCGTCGGAGTCGTCGGCCGAGTCGTCGGCGGACTCGTCGATCTCGTCTTCCTCGGCGGCGAGCGCAGCCTTGGCGGCGGCCTCGCGCTCCTTCTCGGCGGCGAGGCTGAGCAGGGCGGGGCGGCCGTCGACGGCGGCGAGCGCCTTGGTGCGCAGGTCGGCGTCGATGTCGTCACCGAGTTCCGTGAACGCGGTCTTGATCTCGGCGGCGAGGGCACGAAGTTCGGAAGCGCTCAGCGACTTCCAGTTCTCGGGGATTTCGGGGAACACGATTGGCCTCCTAGGGCTTGAGCACTTCTGGTCGGACACTCTTGCTGTGCAAGGGCGTGATTCGCAAGTCGCCTACTCGGCGAGCAGGTCTTGCTTCTCCAGTTCGAACCGGATGGCGTCGAGGTCGAAGTTGTCGTCGGTCGACGTGTCGGTCTCGGCGGCGTCGACTTCGCCGGTCTCCTCGGTGGCGCAGATCGGGAAGCTGGCGACCAGTTCGGCGACGGTGCCGTCGGCGGCCAACGAGAACGATTCGCCGCCGGGGACTTCGTAGCCGGGCACGTTCACCGAGCACGCAGCCATCAGGCGACCGCCGAGCCAGTGGCCCGACAGCTTGGAGGCGCGTGCGGCGATGATGTTCTCCTCGGGGGTGCCGGGACGGACGTAGCCGGACAGCCACGGGCCGAGGCGCCCCGGGATGACGCGCACGTCGGCCCAGGCGTTCTCGATCGAGCCGTAGCATTCCTCGACCGACTTCTTCGCCAGTTCACCGGCCTTCGGGTGGCCGCCCTTGAGGAACAGCGGACCGGTGGCGACGAGGCCCTTGTCGGTGAGCACCGACGCCGAGTTGAAGCCTGCGTAGTTGTCGAGCGGGCGGGGCGGGATGATGCACTGGTCGTAGCCGTCGTGGCACGCGTTCCACAGTGCGAGGTGGCCGGAGACGGCAAGAAAGCCGCGCTCGTCGGGCTCCTCGGCGATGCGTTGCGGCTGCGGGACGTCGGGCTCGACCTGGTGGAACAGATCCCATGCCGGGCGCTGCGCTGCGTCCGCTGTCAACTCGGGCTGCGCCGAGAGGACGTTGATGACGGTGGGCAGGTCGATGACGAGCGGGTCGGTGTCGGCCATCCATGACGCGACCAGTTCCTCGTCGAGCGAATACTTGGCGTCCTTGAACGCCGGGCGCCCGACGATGGTGGTGCCCGCGATGTTCCACTCGGAGAACACGATGGCGATGTCGTCGGCTTCGTCGTCCCACTGGTACTCGGCGCGGACGTCGGCGAGGTCGGCGGAGTTGCCGCGCAGCGCCTGGGTCTGGGCGTACATGACCAGCTTGCGCCCGTTCTCGTCGTCGAGAATCCAGCCCGAGCCGGACACGACGCCGTCGTCGTTGAACGTCAGCTCGTGCAGCGCGCCGACGATGACGGCACCGTTGTGGCCGCCGTCCTGGGTGAACTGGGCCCAGATGGTCTGCGGGAGTTCACGCGTGCCGCCGCCCTCGGACTTGAGGTATCGGCGGTCGCCGGTGAAGACGTCCATGAATGTGAGCGCTGGGAAGAAGATGGGTCGGAGCATCCCATCAGGCTTGTCCATGAGGCGTGCCCCGTACTGCTTCTTCATGCTGGTCTCTCCGTTCGTGGCGTGTCTCGGTCCTGGTCGTCCGGAGAGCCCGGATCACCTTGTCCGGGGCCGGACTCAGGGTCGTCGGCTGGGGAATCGGGCGCCGGGCCGGTTGACTTCCCGAACTTGGCGACCTTGTCCCAGTCGATGGTGTTGTATTCGGGCGTACCGTAGAGCATCAGCAGCGGGTTCTTCACCTGGCGGCCAACGGCGCGCACCCGCTCCTCGGGTGAAGGGGCGTCAGATTCGGGGATGCCGGACATTCGCCGGGCCCCGGGATCGCCGATCAGGATGCGGTCGAATGCCTGGCGGGCGTCCTCCTGCATGTTGGAACGCATCGCCGCTCGGGACAGGTCGAACCAGAACCCGATGTTGCCCTTGCGGGGGAAGTTCTCCGGCAGCTTGCGCTGCATGAGGAGCCGGGTTGCTGACCAGCACAGCGATTCGATGTCGGGGACGATGGCGACGCGCCGCTCGTCGTCGCCGGCCGACCATGCCCCCCAGTGAGACTGCTCAGTGCCGCCCTTGACGGAGTCCTGGTTGGAGTCCAGCGATTGCAGGATGCGCCCGATCAGTTCGCTGCGAAGCTGGAGGTCGGTCTCGAAGATGGACCGGTCCATGATGATGTGGCGAATCTTCTCGGCGTCATCACGGTGAGCGGCGGTCATCACGATCGGCAGCAGCGCCGAAGCGTCGTCCAGCTTCTTCACGTTGCGGGTCATCGCGGCGACGAGCAGGTCGACGGTGGAGTGCGTGATCTGGCCGGCGACCCGGGCACCCTTGGCCGATGTCGCCATGGACATGCCGGGCGGGAGCACGAGGAGTCCGGCGAGAGCGAAGCGGGAGCGGAGCTGCGCTTTGATGCTGAGCGTCAAGTCGCGCAGGGCTTCGCATTCAGTGTCGAGCGCGTGGAGGGCGGATTCGGGGACGTCGACGTAACGCTTGGACGGCGACCAGATGCGCCCGATGAACTGGTCGGCTTTGATCGTGCGCGAGAACTGCTCCTGGTCCTTGCCGGAACCGGCCGCACCGACCCCGTAGGCGGTGGGCACGGTGACGAGGCGAACGTCCTTCAACGAACCGCGCTGGCGCGACCACCACGAGAACGACTGGACGTCGAGTTCGTCGGGCGACGCCAGGTGGTAGCCGTCGCCCATGTCGATCAGGTACATGTCGCCGGGAACCTTGAGCAGCGTGTAGTAGCGCTCCACGAGTCCGCGCACGCCGCCGTAGGCCGAGTAGAACGATTGGGCGATCTCGGCGGCCGGGCCAGTGTCGATCGTTTCGACGACCTTGCCGTCTGGGCCGAACTCGGCGGCGATGAACTCGGTGTAGCCGCCGATGCGCGCCGAACGCGAGATCGAGTAGTGGACTTCGCCGATGTCGTTGTACCACTTCCAGGCGTCCCGACCGGCCCGCTGCCCGTACGCGACCGTCGACTGCAGGTAGGCGCCGTCGTCGTTGTTGTTGAGGTTGACCTCGACCGCTGTTGCGGACAGGTCAAGTGGCGGGCGGGACTTCAAGCTACTCATCGAGGCCTACTCCATGCTGGTCGAGGGCAGCGTACACACGAGCGAATGCGATGGTCTCGGATGCGTCGGCCTCGGGCGGTTCGTGAACGACCGTTTCCAACGGGAATGGCTCCAGGCCGAGGCGGGCTCGTTCTTCGGCGAGCATCACGTCGTAGAGGTCGCGGAACAACTGCCGGAGCCGCTTGTCGGCGCGGGCCCGGGCCTTGGTTCCGGCCATGTGTGTCCACCGGTTGCCTTTCTCGCGTGACGGCGTCCGGCCGGGCATCGACATGCGCAGGGAGCGTCCGGCGTTGCGGACTTCGATCTCGGCGAGGTTCTTGCCCAGTTCGCCTCGGAAGCAGGTCGTGCAGAGTCCGCCGGTGCGCTGCGTGACCTCGAGCACGACCAGTTCGTCGCAGTGCTCGTTGCGGCAGGCCCGATACCCGGCGAAGTCGATCTGTGTAGCTTCGGGCTGATGGGAAGTGTCAGTCACCTTCGACAGAGTACGTCACGGCTCACCGAGATCGAGGACGAGGTGTACTCGACGTTGGATCGGATGTGTCTGCGAGTCGGTGAACTGCTGTCCGAGGCTCGTGCATTGGACCCGGCCGGGTTCAAACGCTGGGTGGAGGAACGGATGCCGTTCGGCTACGACAAGGCCCGCCGGTTGATCGCTATCCACGTCGCCTACCGGGAGCTGCCGCCCGAGAAGGTCCAGCAGCTCCCGTTGCCGTGGCAGGCCCTCTACGCGTTGGCGCCGTACGCCCAAGGCAAGCTGGTCGAAGCCCTGGAGTCGGGCGAGATCGGACCGGAGACGACACAGTCGGAGGCGCTCACCAAGGCTCGTCAATGGTCGAGTCATCAAAGGCCGGTTGATCCACTGGAGGCGCGCTACTCGCTCGCAGATACCCGGGCCGGCGCATTGATGGACTGCCCGCCGGAGACTCTGAACCCGTACGTTCGCGAGGCTCTGCTTCGCTGGCTGGGCTCAGCTTCCACTGCTGCAGGAGGCGATCCAGTTTCGGCTGGATGACGTCGAGGTCGTCACCGGCTTCGGTGCGGGCCCGGATGTAGCCGCGAGAGAACGCTTCGGCGGCCCGTTCCCGGTCGGCGGACTCGTAGTGGCTGCGGGGCAGTTCGCGTTGACCGTTGGAGCGTTCCCGATGGCGGCGCATCGCCCCGTTGATTTCGGCGACGGTCGGGAACCGGTCGGTGGTGTTCACCCATTCGGTGATGACCGTGTTCGCCAGTTCGTAGTCGGAGGTCATCAGAGAGTTCGTGAACACTTCGGCGACAGCGCCGTCGAAGTAGGTGCCCGGGTACGCGCCGTGCAGGACCGCTATCAGTTGCCCTGCTTCGGAGTGCGTCATCGCTGTCCCCCGTCGGTGATGGCGCCAGTGAACCCGATCGGCTGAGGCTGGCCTCCGCGACGTTCCTCGAGCGAGCGCTGCGGGAGTTCGTCGGGCTCGCTGTCGATCTGGAACTGCCGCAGGGCCTGGAAGTACGCGCCGCGCACCGAGCGCCGGGCGTCGGTCTCGTTCATCCAGGCCAGCGAGTTGCGCCCGCCTGTGAGCTGGAGCACCTTGCGGAGCATCGGGTGGACCTCAGGGTGGACGGATGAAGCCGTGCAGGCTGCCCATGCTTCGGCTTCGGACGGCAGCGCCCCGTATGTGATGTCGCGCATGGTCTCGTGCATTTCGCCGAGATTCGGCATGAAGCGGTTGCCGCGAGCGACCCACGACTTCGCTGCGGCGAGGATGCGGTCCGGGTCACAGCCGGACAGCGACTCGGCCCAGACGGCCACGCGTTGCTCTGGGTTGGCTGGTGGCGGGGTGTTCGGGTAGGCGTCGTAGAGGAACGCGAGGACGGCCTGGATTGCTTGCTGGTGGGTCATCCGAACAGTCCTCTCTCGGTGAACGGGTTGGATTGCGTCCGATCGGGGCCTCGTCCGGGACGGACCTGGAGTTCGTCGTCGAGCCAGCGGCAGTTGTTGAGCCAGGTCGAGGCGTGCGGTACGGCGTGTTGCTCGGTCCTCGCTCGCGATTGGCGCTCCACCGCCTCCATCGCCAACGCCATGTCGCGCTTCGCCATCTTCTGCCACGCCTTGAAGGCTGCCCCCTTTGAGCCGGATGCTTTTGACCCGTATGCGCCGATGTACGCCGACCAAAATTCGGCGAAAGCGTCGGCTTTCGTCAAGCGAGCGCCAGCGAGCGTTTCGTCGGATGGTTCATGGGACGGTTCATAGGATGGTTCGGGTGACACAGCTATGTCACCCCGTGGGGCCCTGGATGTCACCCCGTCCGATCCCTGGATGTCACCCCGTCCTGGGGCGTCTGCCGTGGATGTCACCCCGTCGAGATGTATTTCGTAGCGGTTCGGCCTCCGGTCATTTCGAGTCCGGTGCGTCCCCCCGCCCCGCACTTCAACAGCCAGAACCCCAGCGTCCACCATGTCGCCAATGGCCCTCTGGACGGTCCGTTCAGACGCCTCCGCGTAGCGCGCCAGTGTGGCGATCGAAGGCCAGGCGCCGCCGTCTCCGTCGTGGTTGGCGATTCCGATGAGGATCAACTTCTGCGTGGACGTCAGTCCCGTTGAACAGTTCAGCACCTGAGAGATTCTCTCGACGCTCATACTCGCTCTCCTTGATTCTTGCGTTGGAGCGAGCTACCATGCGGCTCGCTGCTTGGTTCTTTCGTTTGGGTCGTGACAGCTCCGGAGAAGCACAGTAGGTCGCAGAAGCCCCGCCCGTCAATAGGGTGGGGCTTCTCCCTTTCCGGGCTTGAAATCATGTAGACAGTGCGTATACCCTGTTCTGATGCCCAGAGAGCTGACACATGTAATCTCGTTCAGAACCACCGCTTCGAGCCACCGAAAACTCCACCGGGTGCGCTCCACCTTCCCCGACGGGCAGTGGGGTGAGTTCTTTCGGTGGCTGTTCGATCAGCCCGAAGTCCAAGACGTCATCGACCAGCGCCTCAACGAGTCGTCACCGGCCGGAGCGGACGGGATGTGGACCTCAGGGATCGAAGCCACGCTGCCAGCGGGTGACCGATGAGCGCGAACCTGCGTTACGCCATCGCGTCGGGTGCTGTCTCGCCGTCGCTGGCGCGCCTGATGGCCGAAACCGAGCAGGCGGCCCTAGAGCTGCGGGCGGTCGGGGGCGACGACTACGAGGAGCTGGCCGAAGAAGTCGAGCGGCGATGGAACGGCTCGTATCGGGCGGCGCTGGAGTCCACCCATCCGATGCCGACCCGCCTCGAGATCACTCGCAGTGTGATCCACGACTACTCCAGGGTCGGGCCGCTGCTATTCGAGCGGGCGGGCGACCGATGACCGGCGAGTGGGAGCCGACAGCACTGAAGCCCCCCGTGGTGAAGAAAGTTCGGCCGAAGACCCCCGCTCCAGCGTTGGCGATGGCCTGCTTCCTGTGTGCTTCCGAAGCCGAGATCACCGAGTCCACCATGGGCCGCTCCTGGCGGTGCGAGTGCGGGCGCACGCACGGGGTTCAGCTCAACGAAGGCGCGCTGGACGTCGGCATCACGCCGCCGGTAGACCCAGCTTCTCCCTGAGCGCTTCACGGACAAGGGCGTTGACGGTGACGCCGCGCCGTTCGGCTTCGGCGTCGAGCGCGTCCTTCTCCTCGAAGTGCAGGTACACGGAGTAGGCCTGGCCGACGCGTCGGTCGCGGTCGTGGCGGGGATGCGAAGTCATGCTATGAACGTACGGCAACGAGGGCGGCAATGTCATCTTCCGAGCCGCCGTGGGCCGGACACGCGTCTTTCAGGTGGCACCAATCGCACAACCGGGACGTCTTCGTGGCGAAGTGGCCGGTGTTGCACGCCTCGGCGATCTCGTCACGCACCCGCAGCACCTTCGTCCTGGTTTGGTCCACCGAGCGGGCCGTTGGTCGGAACGCAATCGTCGTCCGCGAGTCCAGGTAGGCCAGCGCGATCTTGGTCGGGATCACGTCGAGGTGCAGCAGGATCATCAGGGCGTAGAAGAAGATGCCTTCGGCAGCCTTGCCCTGGTACTGCTTCGACGGCGTCTTCCCGGACTTCCAGTCGATCACCCCGAGGCGCTCCGGGCTCCCGACGAGCAGGTCGATGATGCCCCGCAACGTCCATCCGTCCAGGTCGACCTCGAGGCGCATTTCCGGCGACCGGACTTTGAGACCGGGCAGGTCCAGCATGTCGAACGCCCGCGGCGTCACCCGCTTCACCTTCGCGTCGAAGCCCTTGAGCTGCTCCTCGGTGAGTGACTGGTAGTCGTCGGTCTCGCGAATCTCCGCGAGTGCCTTCGGGATCAACTCGTCGATCAGAATCTCGGGCGTGCGCTCCGGCCCGTCGAGCTGCATCAGCCACTCCAGCGCGAGGTGGGCGGTGGTGCCAGCGACGGCCGCGGCGTTCGTTCCGCCCCGCAGCTTCTGCATCGACTCCACGCGAAACTTGAGCGGGCATTGAGCCCACAGCGACATCCGCGACGGCGAGATCGAATCCGGCAGCTCCCATTCAGCCATCGTTTACCTTCGGGTTGGCGCGGCCGTCGTAAGGTAGGTCGTGGCCCGCCAGACCGAGGTAGTAGTCGATCGAGGTCAGCCCCGCACGGCTCGGGTGCGGATCGTGCACCATTTCGCCATCGACACACACCACGCAGTGTTTGACTCCCCGCTCGGACTGACCAACAGCGATCGTCAGACCCGACTCGTCAGTATCTCGCTGAATAGACAATGCCCATATGCCGAGATACAAGTTGAGTGCTTCCACCCACAGGGGGCCGAACAGATAGAAGTTGGGTACGCCGTCAAGTGGCTCCCGAAGGATCGTCGCCACGGCCGCTTGGAGGCAGTTGCCTCCGTGCAGTGAGTCAGCGAACGTGTTCTGGTCAACACCCGGCACGGCGTAGTGGACGTTGGGGATGACGCTCACGACCCCTCACTTCCTTGTCGGTCTGCGTCGTCTTGGGCGTCCATGAGGGCCGCGATGCGCTCCTTGGCCTGACGGGCGATGTCCGAGCCCGGCACGTTGTCTCGGAACGCTCGGGCCAGCTTCTCGCCCATGGTGAGGCACAACGGGCAGGCGCCAGAGATGCGCTGGTGGAACCGGTCGGTGTCGACGTCGTGGATGGCTCGATCCACAGCCATCCAGCAGCCGGGGGTGACGAGCTGGATGATAGGAGCGTCCTTCGGGATCAGTGCCACGAGTTGAACTCCTCGCGTGAGACCTCAAACCCGGAAGCGCCAGGATGGCCGCCGCCGCCGAACAGCTCCTTGGCGAGATCAGCGACGTTCGGGCCGCCGTTGCGGGCCCGCAACCCGAAACGCACCGTGTCCTGCTTCACCATGAAGTAGGCCCCAATCCCGCCCGGGTGGTTCTTGGCGAGTTCACCGGCGACGTCCGAGCCGACCGAGTACGGGCACGGGGTGACCGGGGTCGGGCCGATGCCGGGAATGTCGACGACCCACGAGTCCTTCACGGCCGATTCGATCAACTGGTCCCGGTAGCGGTTGATCGCCCGGCCTTCGGCCACCAGTTCGCCGTAGGGGGTGGCGTCGATCTCGTCCCACGCTTCGATCGTGTACGGGCGGCTGGTGACGGCGGCGAAGATGTCGGATGTGTGCTCGAGGTGGAAGCGCCACAGGTCGCGGTCCTCGATGTTGTTCAACCATTTGCGGTCGAACCCGAACCATCGCTGGGCGAGCCCGACCCCGGAGTGGGTCTGGTCGATGACCGCCCATGCGTCCGACAGCACGGCGGGCATGTCGTCCAGGTCGGTGTACACGTCGATGATGTCTTCGACCTCTGACAGATAGCCGACGGCGGTGTGGTGGTGGTCGAGGATGCGGACCGCGCCGGCGCGGCCGACCAGTTCGCGGAGCTGGTCGGGCGGGAAGCAGAAGTCGAGCACGAAGACGACCTCGCCGTCGACGCTGTCGGGGATCGGGTCGCCGTACGAGACGGGGATGATGCGGGCGCCGGGCAGGAACTTCTGGGCGACGTACGCGGAGCCATGCCCGTCCGGGCAGTGGGCGTGGTGCAGGATGTGGGTCATCGTCATATCATGACACGCCGACGACCCTGCGTCCACGAATCAGGTGAGCGGGATGCCGTAAGTGGAGAGGGCGTTGAGGTACTGCTCCCGTGAGTCCTGGTCTACGACCGGCACGCCGAGGACGGCCGCGGCCTTGACGTGGGCGTTCGTTGCCCGCTCGGCCCTGGGTGCGTTGCCGGGGTTCTCGTAGTAGACGATCCACGGGTCGGATGTGGTGGCGCCGGGGAATGTTGGCTTGGCGATGAACAGCATGTCGGGTATCTCCTTGGGGGTGATCGGTGGTTCGGGGTCGGGTGATGGGGGTGGCGGTGCGGGGGCGTTCAGAACGCGATCAACCTGACTGCGCCAGGTGTTGCGCGCCCACGGCTGAGTGAGTCCCAAGGTGGGCTCCCCCGCCCACGCGCCGGACGGGTCGATCTTGCGGCCGATCGGGCGGGCATAGCTGTAGTGGGTATCGACATTGCCGACGTTCCAGCGCCGGTTGCGCAGCAGTGCTGCGGTGACGTGGGCGCGAAAATCGATGACCTCATCGGGCCAATCGTCCACAGGCCCGCAGTTGTGGGTCAGGAACCCGTCTGCGACGAAGCTGTGGTCGTCGTCGACGGTGATGTCGTAGACGTGCCGTAGACCGGCCGCTTCGGTGGTACGAAACGGGGCCAGGGTGGCGTCACTGTCGCGGCGCTGACTGCTGGACCAGCGCCGCACCGGGCGGGCGTAGAGACGTTGCGTCCAGCGGTCGGCGTTACCGCGCGTGATCCTTCCGTGAATGATCTTCTCTCCCTCAATGTGGCGGCTGGCAGTGATGGCCGTCCAGCCGAGAGAGCGAGCCAGCATCGCCACACCGACATGGAGGCAACGCGAGGATGTTGCCACCTGCCACGCGGAGCGTTCTTCGTCCCAGTGGCCGTCGCCGTGGAGATAGCCGTGGAGGAACGCTTCTCCGTACTTGTCGGCGTTCGCGAGCAACCAGGAGGGGAGAGTCTTGTTCAGGGCCCGGCTACCGAAGTGGTAGTCGACGAACTCAACGAGGGCCTTTGATTCGACTGTGAGGCGACGTGCTGTGTCGGCGTGAGAATGTTCGTTGCGGATGTTGAGTCCGGCGGCTCGCGCCCACCCGGCGACCACCTCAGCCTTCTCTGCCCGCGGGTAAACGATGAGTCGATGGTCCTTTCGGAGATGGCCCGGTTTGCGGGGTCGGTCGATGATCGACGTACACCCGTCGGCGACATAGGCGCCGATGAAGCGGAGCAATTCGGGAGTGACGGTGAACCCGTCCAGATCAGGGACGGCCGCATCAGTGACGGCGGGAGACACGAGCGCGTCGTCGGGACCAAGGCGGTCGGCGCGAACGAAGTCCCTGCCGGTCCACCACTCGTGCTCCGGGGTCGAGACAGGCCGCGCTCCGACCGCCTTGATGGTGACAGTGTCGCGCTCACCGCGGTCATGTACCGCCGAGACTGGGCGCCATCGGCCTCGGTGAGTCCATACCAGATCGCCGATCTTGACGTCTTCGATCGGAACGAGACCGCGACGGGTGACGACTGGAGTGCCTGCCTCAATACACCATTCGACGCCGATCGACGAGCCGTTGCCCGAAGGGGCCCCCCAGGAGTATTCGCCCGAGCCGGCGTGGTTCGCGCGACCATCAGCGATCACCACGATGTGGGGGTCTGCGTTCGAGCCCGTCCACTTCGTGCCGGGACGCGTGAACGTGCCGAGGAGCTGTGAGATCGGGCCGGGCGTGGTTCCGTGGCCGCTGACGATGACGTCGATGCACGACTGCGGGTCGTGGCCGATGCGGCACATGCACGCCGTGTGGTGCTCGAGGATGCCGGACGGGAAGAACGAGAACTGCGACGGCGGACGACCGCGCGTCTCGTGCCCGGGAACGACGATGACCTTCGGAGCGACGACCGGGTCGGCGAGCAGCGCCGGAAGCTGCCATGAGGCCCATTCGTATGTCATTCGGGAATCTCCACACCGAACGCCTCTACAACTGCCACCACGTCCGAGACGTACGCCTCTAACGCTTCGGAGTCGTCCGGGTCGTCGTCGAAATCGTCGAAGTCGTAGATGTCGTCAGCCATGGCCTTGAGACTACTATCAGCACATGGACGACCCATTGACCGTGACATCAATGGCCGAGGCCAGAGCGCGCCGCCGGCCTCAGCCTCCCGGCATCGACTGGGCGAACGTAGCCATCGTCGCGACACTGTTCGTCGGCTCATGGGTGCTCACTGCGGCGCTCGGCTACGCGGCCTGGACCCTCATCCGAGGCTAGGGCACGTCGTCAGGCGGGTCGGGCGGCGGCAACTCGTCTGAGTCGCCCTTGGCCCGGTTCATGATGAACGCCCACACCGACGACGCCAACCCGAGCAGCACGAGAGCGGCAGCCCGACCGGCGTTCGACAAGTCCTGGACGAGGTCGACGTCCTGGCCGGACACGATGTTCGTCAACGACGCGATCAGAGCGACAACGACGAGCGACAGCGCGCCGAGCATCGTCTGCAACGCCGTGCGGATCGTGGCCTTCCACTGATGCGACAGCGAGTTGTACCAGGCCTTCAAGCCGGCGATCACGAGTCGTCCTGCGGCAACACGACCTCGACGCCTTCACGCCACTTCACGCCCGGGTTCGCTGCGACGATCTCGCGACCGCGCGACGCCCGCCCGAACAGTTGGCGCGCCACCGTGGACGGGTTGTCGCCCCTCTGCAGCACGTAGGTGCCGGTCGGTGACTTCTCCTGCTTGGAGGCCCGACGACGCTTCGGCTTCTCCTCGGGCTCGGGCGCCACCTCGGGCTCGGGCTCGGTCAGCTCGACCTCATCCGAGACGACCTCCTCGGCCTCAACAGGCGGATCGTCGGTGGGCTCAGCGAAGTGGACGGTGTCATCAAAGTCGGTCATGACATGAGCCTTGCACCCGACCTGCCCTTTCGGCAAGCTACGACGCGAGTGGGCCGGGTTCGGTGGCGACAACCCACGACACGTCCAGCCCGCACTTCTCGGCGGTCGTAGCGCAATGGCCGGTACCTGCCCCACCGGGGAACGCGATGACCTGCCCGGTGTGTCCGTCGCCCATCCATGACACCAGCAGCGTGATCATCTTCACGTTGCGGTCCAACCCGGCCCGCCGACCCTGCCCCCAGTCGGCGGGATACCCCTTCGAGATGATCCCCAGCTCGTCGCACAACTCACCCACCCAGGTGTCGACACCCTGGGCGGCGCCGTGCATGACTCTGAGGGTGCCCCCGTGGAGTCCGCGCAGTAGCCGCAAGGTGGCTTCGACGTCGTCGCGAACGGACGGGTCCGGCTCGCGCCCGCCGGTGAACAGAACGAAGTGGCGCGACCCTGCCACCTCAGTCGCTTACCTTCGGGTCAGGGCTGGCCTCGTGGCAGTTCCAGTGGTCGTCGGCAACCTGGTCTTCTCGGACAGCCTCGGTGTAGATTTCGGCACCGCATCCAGGCCACTTGCAGATCAGGGTTCCGCTGAATGCGTCCCCGATGCGGCCGAATCTTGTGTCTCTCACAGTTCGGTCCTTCCTGCTCGGTATCGGTTGCACATCAGCCTCTCCTGACGATCAGGCGGAATAAGAACCAGATGCCGACACTGAATGACAGCACGGCGATCCCCAACCAGATGCCGACACTTCGATCAGGAAGGTTGGCGATGATCAGCGAGCCGAGCGTCAAGAACGCGAGGCACCAGATCACCATGTCGGCGTTCCCATCCGGTTCGTCGTCGCGGTGCGGGAGATCGGGTAGCGGCCTCATCGGCGCGCCACCCACAGTGCAGCGGGCCCGAGGATCAGCAGCAGGGCGGCCAGAGCCGTCTGGATGGCGGTGGCGGAGCCGGTGGCGGGCAGCGTCACGGTTGGCGGGTCGGCGACGGCCACGGTGGCCTCGAGGATCGGCCCACAGGTGAAGAAGCTGTACCTCATGGTCCCAGTGCTCCCCTCGAATGGGGCGTAGCTCATCTCGGTCACGAAGCCCCCTTCAGGCAGTATCACTCCGTTGCGTTGCAGGCAGACATCGCCCGGGATGTCGACCGGCTCGACCGCGGTCGTCACGGTCACATCGACCCATTCGTCTTCTCCCGTCGGCGCTTCTTCGCAGCAGCCGACCGGCTGACAGATGCCGCGTTCGTCGGTGACGCCGGTCGAGCAGTCTTCTTCAACGGTGGCGGGCCCGTTGATGGGGCCGATGTCGGTTTCGGCGGACGCGTCAACGAGCGTCCCGCCCGCCAGTACGGCGAAGATGAGTCCGGCGAGCGCAGCCCACCCGAGTTTGGCGACGAGAGTCATGAGTCTGAACCTTTGGTTGAGGGTTGGAGTTGTCGGGCGAACTCGGCGATGATCGCATCAGCGAGTCCATCGCTGGAGTAACGGGCCGGATCGGCGCAGTCCGCGCACAACAGCACGAGGGGACGGGTGCCGTCCTCACCGATGACGGCCACGGCATACGGCAGCGCACCTTTGGCGCCGGCGCGTCGACAGCTTGCACACAGGCGGTGGATCACTTCTTCAGCCCCGTGAACGTCTGGTTGATGAGGCCGCGATGAAAGTCGATCGCCATCATCTCGGCGGCCGTCGGCGAGAACCCGGCGGCCTCCAGTTTCGCCCGATGGCCGGCGACGGCGTCAACCATCGGCCCGAGCAGCTCTTGGAGCCCGAGCCACGCTTCGATGTTGGTTTCGGTCTTGGATGTCATTCGGTTCCCTCCAGTTGGTACACCTCGACGTCGGTGCGTCCAAGCGTCTTGTCGTTGACGAACACCCGCCGCACCGACAATTCGTCGATCTGGGAATCGTCCTTGTAGATGTGACCGTTCAGCGCATCCAGCGTCAGCTTCGCCAGGTTGTCGACGTCGCGATGGATGCGGTCGGTGGCGACGTAGGCGATCATCACCCGGTAGCGGGCCCGGTGATCCACCTCGACGCCCTTGCACTGCTCGAGGAACGCCCAGCGCGTCTTGTCTTCGTGGGCCGTGACCGCTTCGGGCGTCCATGCGCCCCGCTCGCCGACACGGGCCCGAGCCTTCGACACCGGGTTGCCTCGGACTGAGAACTTGGCGACCAGCTTCACGCCAGCCTCCAGACCACGCCGGCGCGCCCGTGCGCTTCCGGCAGATCCTTCGGTGCCGCCATGACCAACGTGTCGGAGTTGTCGATCGTCGCGGTCGGGCGACCCTGGGCTTCGTGGCGACGAACCCTCCCGCGGCTACGCAGGTACTCCAGCCCGTTGCCGCGCCACATCTCAACACGCGCCCCGTCGGGCGGCAGGTCCTCGTCGGGGTGCGACGGCCAGCCGTCCTCGTCGTAGCGGATCACGACCCACTCGCTCACGACGGCACCTCGATGGCGAACTCGGACTTGTCGTAGTGGAGCACAGGCATCTCGTCACCGGGCTGGATGACGGGGGTGTCGGTGGGGCGCTCGTCCAGCAGTTCGCTGACCTGACCACCCTCGCCGCCACACTCGATGCACGGCACGAAGATTCGCAAGTAGCGGCTCACTGGTGGACCTCCAGCAGCACAGCCCACAATCCAGGGCGGGCGTCGGGTGGGAGATCGACCAGGATCTCGGTGGGGTCATCCAGGGAGCCGGTAACGGAGCCGAGATCCCGGTGCCAAACCCATTGCTCGTCCCGATATGGCCGACAGATGTGATCCGGGGGGTCCATGTCCGGGCATTGGTCGGCGACCGGCAACACCACGCCAGGCTCGACTGAGGCGCGGACGATGCGAAATCCGCGAGTCATGGCGCCGAACGAGACTTCGAGGTCGAACGTGTGCCGACCAGTACCACCGCAGTCGGTCATCGCTCCCGACCTCCCAAGAGTGCAGTCGCACGGGCGGTCCAGCGACATGAACCATGACGGGTCGTCGTTGTCGTCACCGGCCGTGTTCGTGACGCCCATCCGATGAACGGGCTTCACGACCCACCACGCGGTGTCGTCGTCGTTGAAGTGGATGGAGGATGCAGGGATCATTTCGTCACCTTGGCTGCGGCAGCCACGAACGCATCGGAGGCGGCCCGGAGCCGCAGGTCTGCTTTGATGATCTGGTTCTTGATGTCGGTCTCGGATGACCGGAGCTGGCGGAGTTCGTTGCGGCAGCGCTCAACTTCGGCGGCCAGCTCGTCGAGGGAGATTGGTTCGGTCATGATGCCTCCTCGGCCTGCCAGACGCCATTGATCTGTCGTCGGTCGCAGTCCTTACACCGGAACAGGCCGCTGGCGGTTGATGAAGGGCCGCCGCGCCGGTGGACCGTTCCCGTGACCGGACAGATGGTCGGGTCGGCAGGCGGGACGAGCACAGAGGCTTCGACATCCAGGTTCCCGGCCACGCCGCTCATCGAGGAGGTTGTCACGGTCGGAGTCCACCCTTCGGGCGCCTCGAGGCCGAGACCTTGGCGGAGGAGGCGTCTCAGGTGGGCGGAGCGGGAGCGGTCGTTGAGCGCTGCGGCTCGGTCGAGGGCGTCTGCGGTGGCTTGGTCCAAGACGAACGATACGCGCACTTCATCATTTTGCATACCAGTGATGATACAGCGCGCCGTAGATGTGCGTCAATAGGTGCCTTGCAGATTCATGCACATTAGTGATGCGCCCTACACATCGAATCCGAGTTCCCGGAGGCGTTCCTCGAGGTGCTGGAGGCGCGCTTTGGTGAGTGCGTGCTCCGATTCGCAATGCTCGAAGGCGTCCTGGGCTTTCTCGGCGGCGTGACGAGCAGCGGCGGCTTCGACGTGAGCGGCGGCAGCTTCGGCACGGGCAGCAGAAGCATCGGCACGGGCCAGCGTTTCGGCGGTGCGAGCCGACGTCGTCAACTGCTCCCAGTAGCCGCCCTGCTTCCAGTAGGAGCGGAACAGGTAGCCCAACATGACGAGCGCAACCGCGCCGAGACCGATCGACACACCCGATTCCCCGATCGAGGAGATCAGCGCTTCGGCGTCTTGGGCGATCACCGGGAGCGGGCCAACACCCACGGCAAGGCGACGTCGAACCACGCCACCATCGTCATGTACGCCAACGCCAACCATTGCGCCCCCCCGACCAGGTAGTACGACCATGCCGAACCGAGTTCGTTGAAGGCGAGGGCTTGCCACAGCGAAGCGCCGCGCATCCCGAACCCGACGACGATGACCGAGCCCGAGATCGACAGTGCCACCCGGGCGATGTTGCGCCGATGGTTGGGGATACCGATCAAGGCCACCCCGATGACGCCAGCGGCGATCAGGATGTAGCCGGTGGCGTCTTGGAAGGCCCCGGACGTTCCGACATCGGGCCGCAGGGCGAACGTGAACCCGGCCAGGATGGCGAAGGCGGAGATGGCGAAGATCACGATCGGGGGTCGGCGCAGCAGCGCGAAGGCATTGATGACGTCGTCCATTGAGTGCCGAGTCTGGCAGGTGAGCGGCGGTTGAGGCGAGCGCATGACCGGGTGTACCCGGTTCGCTCCCAGGTCACTCGGTCCTTCGCACCCACCCGTGAGCAGCCATGACTTCCTCGAGCCCGGCGACGTCGGGGTGGACGGTGAGGATGTCGTCGATCGCCGTGGAGACAGCGACGGAGCTGAGGTCTTCGATCTCGTCATCGAAGATGACCATGGGCGGCCGGGACGGCGCGTAGTGCTCGAGGAGCGCTTGCGTGAAGGATTGGCGCTGGGGCTCGGGGAGGTTGGAGACGAGCAGGATGTCGGCGGCAGGGTCGCAATCCAGTGACGTGAAGTCGACCTCCACCTCCTCGGAGTAGAGCAGTTCGGAGGTTTCGGCCACCCAGTCGCCGATGTCGGATTCGACCGGGTCCAGCCCGAGGGCTTCGTCGAGGACTTGGGCGAGGGCGTCACGCACCTCGTGGCGGGTCGGCTCCAGGAACGGCGAGGTGACCGTGCAACGCAGCCGGAACCGGTGGGTGGTGTGATGGTTGCCGCGCTCGAGGGTCCATTCGTGGATGATGTCGCGTTCCAGTTCTTCGCTCACGACATGATCACCACCAGCAGGGCGATGGAGTTGATGCAGGTCAACACGACGGCCATGAGCGCATAGCGCAGGGCTTCGTGAGCGGTGGGATCGGCCATGAAGTCATGATATGACGTGGTGTAGCCCCCGTCAACACCAACCACGTTCCCACCACACCGTGCAAACGCCATGTATACACCGAGAGCCCCGGTGGTGTGCTGTCCTCATGCCCTCAACTGCGGAAAACGGCGTGTGGCGTCTCCTGACGAAACGAGAAACGGGGCGATACAACGGGTCGGACGACGGGGAAGCGTCATCGGCAATGCCAGATTGTTTCACGTGAAACATCTCAAGTTTCACGGCAACGTCATAATATGACCCCAGGCTCGAGGTGACGGTCTGATGTCATCGAGTCATAACATGACCTTAGGCGGTGGACGACGGTCGGATTTCATGCGCCCCGTGGTCGAACGTGTGTTCGGGAACCGGTCGGGGTTCGAACGCGTGTTCGGTCGCCGGCCAGTCGAGTCGGGACGCCCAACGGTCGCCGCGCCATGTTCGACGCGGCGACCGTTGGGAGTGTCAGACGTTCGCGAGGTGCCTGCGCACCGCGTCCAACGACGTTGCCTGCCGGATTTCATACCCTGCACCGATGATGCTGACGCGGCCGCGCTTGTCAACTGTCATCGTGCCCGCGGCGTCTGTACCGTCGACGCGCCAACGGTATTTGCCTGGTCCGTCGTCGCGAACGATTGAAGCGATCGACGCGAGAGACTCCGCGAGGTCTGCCGACGGATCGACCACGAACGAGTCGCGATAGGTGACCGCGGCACCGCGGGGCCGCGCTGCAGTGTCGCC